TACTCGCGCTTCTCTTTTAACTGGCGCGTCCAGTCGCTCGAGTCGCGGGTAGGACCATAGTTGTACCCAGTGTATCCTGCAGGACCCTGAGAACTCATTTGTATCTAAGAAGACAAAGATGTTCAAGAAAAGTCAACTAGTTCTTCTTGGGCTTGTAGCTCTTCTTGTTTTGTATATCGTGTTCGGTGAGCGCGAACATATGTCAATGAACAAAGACAGTTCTAAGAACTGGGATGTACCTGAACTCTCGTCAACGCCAGACATAACTCCAGAAGGAGCGGACATCGATTCAATGAAGGCTAGACTTAAGGCCCTTGAGTCTGCAGTAGCTGAACTGAAAACTAAAGTGCAGAAATAACAAATGTACTGGGTACTTGTGAGTCTTATAATCTTTGCAATCTGTTATGTCATTGCGAACCGACAGTCTATAATTTTAGAGCATTTAGATGGGGTTAAAGGACCAGTACCTGCTTCTCCCCCGGCTGCTGTAGGTGCTAAGGGTTCTGCGCCACTGACTGGTGGACAAAAGAAACAGTGTGACGATCTAAAAGCGTCTAAGAATAGTCTGGATCCGCTAAAACAAGCAGTGTATCAGGCAGCTGTAGACCAAGGCAAGATACCTGGGTTCTGTGAGGATATTCTTAACGATCTGAGCGATGTAGGAGCATTGGCTTCAAAATTGACAATGTTGCAACAGGAAGTAGATCAGATGAAGAAACAAGCGAAAGATCAGTCGGCTCAAGCTGCGGCCGCACAGGCGAGTTTACAGGCTATGACGTAAAATTAGAGTCCACCAGTTAAATGACTGAGCCAGAACGACTGGTCGCGGTAGGGTGGTAGAACAGTAGTATCCTGTGCAGTTATTGGAGCCTGAGCCATAATTGGAGCAATAGATTCAGGAGTTAGGAGGTAATTATAGTGAGTTAATCCAGCAATTGATCCGTCGAAACCGCCGGCAATTGATGTATGAACAGTTTCAGAGTTCTGTTTGGGGATTTGAGAAAGAGAGTGATGGAGGTACAAGTTACCATCAATGTAAATGTCCACTGATTCCTGGGATACGCCGATGGCTACATGCACCCATTTCTGGGCTGGGATGTTTCCGATAGGAATCACTTCAGTTCCTCCGAAGGTATCAATCTTTACAATCAGGGAATTAGAGGAAGAGTCCAAAAAGAGAGCGGGACACATGACCGACAAATCAATCGGTCCCTTGGTAAAAATCACTTTCGGGGTACCGTAGCGGTACGAGAAATCATTCACTTTGACCCAGCAAGCGTACGAGAACGTGAGTCCTTGTTCCTGATTGAAAGATTTGGGGATTTGAGTGGGACTATCGAACTGTTTTCGTCCGTCGGTGATCGGACCGACAATTGAAATAATGCCGGTGGCGGCGGGAGAGGCAGTAATAGCCGTATAAACTACATACATAGTGGCTAAAACAGCTAGGGCTACAAGTATAATAACGACGTAACTCATTGTTATTATTAAAGTTTTAGATTAGAATGTATATTCCCGAAGTTGTTTTCCAACAGCATCAAATAGTCCGAACTTTACAGAGTACCCTGTAGTGTCTACTGTAGAACTGACGTTCGGAGCGCCGGGGTTGGTGGTTACGCACGAATTGCTGGCTCCATAAAAGGCTAGAGCGTCGGAAGGATTGATGACCTTAGAAGATGTCTGGAGGCCACACACTTGTCCTGAGAATCCGCCATTAGGAGTGATCTGGATATCTCCGACTGCGGGCTTAGGTACTCCTGAAAGGAAGCAGGACTTGACAAGCATACCGTTGAGATACACATCTAAGTTGCGTTCAAACACCGTTAGGGAAACAGAGAACCATGACTGGAGAGGAATATTGGGGACTTCGCAAGTAAATACGTCATCACCTAACTCGGGGGCATTGGCTGGAGCTGGTTCTGAAACACCGGAAGTATAATCAGAAGGAAAGATGGATACAGCGATGCGCAGGACGTTGTCGGTAGGGTGTAGAGTTACTTTGGGGTTCATTACAGCTGGGTTTGTGGAATCAGGACGAATGAGAACAGGTTTCTCGTGTCCGTACCCGTAATTCCAGTCCTTAATATACATCCACCACTGCATACCATAAGCTCCCTGATTACCGGCCGATAAAGGAGCCCCAGCTGCCGTAACGGTTGTTCCCTTCTGGGCATCTACAGCATCAGGCATGTTTCCAGTTCCGTAATACCACTGATACAACAAGGGAGGAGGAGGGGCACTGCCAGTAACACCCGGCGGGGTTCCGTACATTCCAGATCCTGCTGGTCCAGTAGGTCCTGTAGGACCTGGAATTGACGAAACGGTAGAAGGTGACGTACTTGACGAGTATGGTGCTGTACTAGATGCTACATCAATATTCTCCAATCCTTCACGGTAATTTGTGAACTTGGCAACGCCGGGCATCCCAATAGTCTGCCATCCAAACTGTCTGGCAGCTAAGTCGTATATTACAATCACGACAAGAATAGCCAGACCAAGACCTAAAATACCTCCGACAATACCGACTCCCCACTTCCACTTAGTTAACGAAGATGCAGCCGCTGCAGCAGCAGCTTGGGCGTCTGCTGCAATTTTAGACGCAGCAGCTTGAGCTTCCTCGTTCTGTTTCGCTAAGCTCTCAAGGTAACCTGGAGCATATGTAACGCTCTGTGCTTGGGATAGATCGGGTCGTAGCGTAGGCACAGCAATTGGAGCTATCGGTGCCGGTTTACTTGAGCTTCCACCCATTTGTTAGAAAGCCGGAAGTAAAAACGGACGATATGACAGTGAAATGTCGGTGAAGGAAATGTACTGCAACAATTGTGGTGAAAAAGGTCACGTGTTTCGAACATGTAAAGACCCAATTATATCGTGCGGGATCCTGCTCTTGCGAGGAGCTTATGATCCCCTAAAATTACCAGTGGATCCTCGAACCGTAGGAGTTCTGATGGTGAAACGCAAAGATTCTATGGCATACATGGAATTTATTCGAGGAAAGTACGAGTTGGGAGATACGGAGTACCTTGAACGCCTCATTGGAAATATGACCTTGCCTGAACAGAAACTGATTGTAGCCGAAGAGTTTGATACCTTGTGGACCAAACTGTGGGGACAGGGACGCGATACGCATTCGGCAGAGTACGAGATTTCGAAATCTAAATACTACCAACTAGACAGGGTTGATCTCACTACACGTAACCGATCAAAGTATTCTGAGCCAGAATGGGGGTTCCCAAAAGGCAGGAGAGCCAGAGGAGAATCTGATTCTACCTGCGCTGTACGCGAGTTCTTCGAAGAAACAAACATTCCTCCTGAAGCGTATACTTTACATGAAACCTTGAAGTTCACAGAAACCTTTAAAGGTACCAACAATATCATGTACCGCCACATCTACTTTGTGGCTATGTTGAAAGATTCCAAGATCGTGAACTTGAAGCAGAAACTCACATTCATGCAGAGCAAAGAGATTTCGGAAGTTGATTGGAAATCGTTATCAGAATGCAAATCTGTGATCCGACCGCATTATACTGAACGTCTGACTCTTATGGGGCAAGTTGAACGTCTGATTGCCACACATCAAAGTCTGTAATAGTAATAACAATGAACACCATTCTTTCAGCAGCCGGAGTGTTTGGAGGGTTTACTGTAGGAACTTCTGCGATTCTTATGGCGAGTACGTACGCTACGTGTGAAAAGATAGATACAGCAGCATCGTTCAAGTCTGGAGCGATTGCTGCGGCAGTTCCGTCGCTAGCCTTCTTTTTATCTTCGTACTTTGAGTTCCTGCGTCGTCCGTTTGTTGATTTTTATACAAGTTTCGGGATTGAAGAACCTATGAATACTCGGGTAGCACTGGGACACATTCTTCTTATTTTCTTATGGCCCATGATCGTATGGGCATTCAATGACGCGTCCACGAAAACATGTGTCGCATCAGCTGACGAAATGGCAAGTTTCAAGTCCAAACTGATGGATAAACTGAGCAAGAAACAGCAAAAGGAGGCTAAGAATGCTGCAACTCCTCCTAAATCTGCTTAGAAATCAAAGTCCAGAATATAAACCACGGTCAAGTATGCAGCGACCGCCAAACCCAGTATCCATATCCAGACTGGAAACACTGTAGACTCCTTCTTTCCAACTCCAAAGGGACGGATATTTCCTTGTCTATCAAAAGCCACAGCTGGCTTTACATAGAGAAACCCTGCGACGTAGAAAAGGTAAATTGCGACAGTCCATAATTTGGGATTCTTGCGGACAACCTCTTCCATTATCATTTCGGTTGTAAAATTAAGTGAGAATGTCCTACGTTTTGCCTAATCGCAAGGCGTTCGTAGATTCCATAACCCGAATCTTTTTGAAGTACCGTCAGAAAGACATGGAAGGAACAGACGGTAAGCCTGGAGAACTGTACCCTTACCAGAAACTTGTCAGGGACTACCTCTTAATTGAAACTCCGTACCGGGGTCTACTTGTATACCACGGCCTCGGTTCAGGAAAGACGTGTTCGGCTATCGCGGTCGCCGAGTCCTTGATGACCAATAAGAAAGTGTTTGTCTTACTTCCAGCATCACTCAAAGCGAACTTTATTGGCGAGATCCGGTCGTGTGGCGATCCGGTGTACAAGAAAGACAGCCATTGGGAGGAGAAGAAGGTTCGGACAGAAGAGGATCGGGATACTGCGAAATCCATGGGTATTTCTGAAGAGTACTTGGACAAAAATGGACGGTACTTTATGACCGTTCAGGGTGCAGCCCCGAATTTCCGGACGCTGTCGCTAGACCAGCAGAAAGGCATTGATGCCCAAATTGATGATCTAATAAATTCGAGGTTCACGTTCATTAACTATAACGGCATTCTGGAATCTAATGTTGATCGTATTCTTCATTCTCCCCACATGTTCGATGACTCAGTTGTGATCGTTGAAGAAGCCCATAACTTAATTGGTGCGGTGATCAACGAAAGCGAGCTGAAACGTAAGTTGTACGATATGATTTATAAAGCCCAGAACTGTAAGGTCGTGGCTTTGTCTGGTACTCCCACAATCAACCGTCCCCAGGAAATTGCGTTTCTAATGAATCTTTTGCGCGGACCTATTGAGCGAGTCACGGTTCCCACCAAGTCTGCAATGACATGGGACGAAGCACTGATGACTGCCTTTTTCAGGCAACAAAAGGATGTGGATACGATAGAGTACAATTCCGTAAAACACGAACTGAAACTTACCCGCAACCCTCCTTATTTCGAGAGCGTGTACAACGATAAGGGAGATCGGATTGCCGTGAAGTATTCTAAAGAATTCAAGCAGGAACCGGATATCAAGAAATGGGCGTCGGAATGGAAGACCGAGTTCGAAAATAAGTTTGCGGGAGTAGAGCTTCTGGGCGAAGACAAGATGGGTGTAGAGAACCTGGAGTGTTTGCCGACCGAGTATGAAGATTTTATGAAGACGTTTGTAGACGGCTTGAATATCAAGAATGCTTTGTTACTTGGGCGTCGTATTCAGGGTCTTGTGTCTTACTACAAGGGCGCTGACGAGAAATTGATTCCAAAGCGTCTGGATGAAGACAAGACCCTGCAGAAAATTGAGATGTCCGACGAACAGTACTTGCGGTACTTAGAAGCCCGCAAAATTGAAATTGATCGTGAAGCTAAGAAGAACCGTAATCCTTCCCTAAACGACGAGCTTGGTTCTTACCGTATGACGTCGCGTCTAGTATGTAATTTTGCGGTCCCTCCCGAATTCAAGTATAAGATGTCAGAAGAAGGCGAAACCGAATATTCATTACGTGGCAAACCTATTCCTGAAGATAAGCTGGAAATTTTGAAAAAAATAGATGCGGAACCTGAACGTTTCCTAACACCTAAAGCGCTTCCTAACTTCTCTCCGAAAATGGCTCAGATGCTGAAAGATCTGAAGTCTACAGTAGGAAAAGATGGCGACTTCAATAATCAGTTCGTGTATTCCGAGTACAAGTCGTTAGAAGGTCTTGGACTCTTTAAATTAATTCTGAATCATAACGGGTTCCAGCCGTACAAATTGAAGAAGGAAGGAGGGCAGTGGCGTGAAGGCGAGATGGAGAAGGGAGTACCAGCGTACGCTTCATATACTGGCGATGAAGATGAAGACGAACGTGAGATGGCGCGTCTAGTGTTTAATGGAGAAACCGAAAAGTTACCGTCGTCACTGAAAGATTCGTTGAAAGAGCGCAAGTTATGTATTATGATGGGAACTAAGGCAGCAGCTGAAGGTATTACCTTAAAAAACGTTCGGAACGTGTACATCATGGAACCTTATTGGAACCCTGCACGTATTGAGCAAGTGATTGGTCGTGCCATCCGCGTAAACTCACATTCATCGTTGCCAGAAGACCAACGTAACGTTACAGTGAAACTCTACATGTCCGTATTCTCAGCGAAACAGCTCAAGGATCAGGAAGGACCTAATATTACCCAGATTCGTCGTAATGATACTACTACCAAACGGTACGAAGGAAACGAACCGATAGAGGCTTTCTTGAGCTCCGACGAGGTTCTGTACGATATGTCGTACAAAAAAGGTAAGATTATTAAAGGAATTTCCACGATCCTCAAACAGGCTGCAGTAGATTGTGAGATTCATCGTAAATTACATTCCAAAGAACAGCCGGTAATCCAATGTATGCGTTTCGACACATCGGTCACCGCGGAAGATCTTGCCTACCGTCCATCGTACTTGAATGATGAAAAGGATACTCTTTATAGGCGTAACTTAATACCGAAAAGACGTAAGCTCCAAATCATTAAAGTGAAAGGAATGGTAATGATTCTAGACCCTAAGACGAACGAGATCTTTGACTACTCTGCATTCCAGGATAATCAGCGTTTGTTCCAGATAGGGTCACGTAGTGGACCCAACGCTATAACCTTTTTCCCGCATGTTGTATAAATGGCGACAGTCGCCCATCCTAGGACTTCATCAAATAACCAAGCAGGAACGCGCGGGTTATCTGCTGCCGACTGGACTCGCTTAATGCGTCTGAAGGGAGCTAAAACGTATGCTACCGATATTGCAGCGAATACTGACGTGAATATTCCTACGACGTCACAGACACCACATTCGGTTCCCATGCTGGTTCCTCGTCATACAGGTGGCAGTCGTATCCGGCGCACGAACGGTCAGTGGTTAGACTTCAAGGCGTCGCAGAATGCGGACTACATTGTGTCAACAACACATGCTAATAACACGAATGCCAAGAATCTGAAACTCACCCGCCTATGTAATTGCACGACCGTAAGTCTGAATGTAGACCGTACCGGATGCATCAAATGCGGAGTATATAGACATAAAACTATTCAGTAAATAAGTAAGGATGTCTGGAGGTTTAATTCAGCTCGTCAATAGAGGTGCACAAGATCAACTAGTATGTGGGAACCCATCGTTCACTCATTTTAGGTCGGTGTATAAGCGCCACACAGATTTTGCAATGGAACAGTTTGAGTTAGTGTTCAAGACCACAAATTTAAGAATTCCTGCATCGGGATCATTGACTCTCAGAGCAACGGTTGACCAAATCGCTCAATTAGTCAATGATTGTTATGTCGTGATGACTCTTCCAAACATTTATTCTCCAGTCTATCCTGTTACACAGGGTGCTAACGCAAATTTAAATTCAAATTCTCAGGCTATTGGATACGAGTTCCAGTGGATTCGAAATATTGGATACAATATGATCAACCATGCTTCTATCCTAATTAACGGCCAAGAGATTGTGCGCCATACCGGTGAATGGATGAAATTGTACGCTGATCTAAATTTTGATGCTAACAAGAAGGCGATGGTAAGCCAGATGGTAGGTAACTTGCCAGAAATGTATGATCCGGCGAATGCATACGATCGTATGAACCAGTATCCTCATTCAATATCAACCATGGCAGACTCAGCCGAGCCGTCAATTTACGGCCGCGTCCTGAACGTTCCTCTCCATTTTTGGTTCTGTGAGAATGTAGGTGCGGCTCTGCCTCTAGGAGCACTCCAGAACTCCATTGTTGAAATTGTCGTTGAACTTGCGAACATGTACGAACTATTCACGATCCGCGATATCCGTGAAAGAATTAATGGTCAGGTAAACCCGAATTTTGGGAAGCGTATTGCTCCTGATTCAAGCGATTCACTGATGACGATGAATAATTTCCTGTCGCCGCCAACATACGCTATCCCCCCAGCGCCTTCGAATCCTACACTTATGTACTGGAACCTCAATCCGTTCATTGAAGCGAATTATATTTTCCTAAATGATGCTGAGTTAGCCCACATTAATCAGACCGAACACTCTTTCATTATCAAGCAGATTGATATGGTTTCGGCTAATGGTCAGTATGGATCTAGTAACGATCTTGCTTTACTCATGAAGAATCTGTGTACTCAGGTAGTATGGGTTGCGCAGCGTTCAGACCGTATACTGGCCAACGATGTAGACAATTACACTAACTGGGTGGATCCTTACAAGCCTCCAATTGATACATCAGGAACGACAGGAATGGCTCTGTCGTACACGACTGGAAACGATCTGAGCACCGCAGTATCACAGCGCGACATCCTTCTTGAATCGTCTATTATTTTGGACGGGAGGGAGCGGTTCTCATACAAACAAACATATTTCTTCTCGCAGCTGGAGAATTACCGTCATCAGAAAGGTCGGACATCTACGGATATTCCAGGAGTGTACACGTACTCATTCTCGCTTGAGCCATACAGTACTCAGCCAAGCGGACACATTAACGGATCAATGTTTAACAAAACTCTATTGCGAAATACGTATGTCCAGCCTCCGTTAGTTGCATCATCAACCAATAATAGTCCGCCTGGGCCAGTATGCGTTCTAAAATCGACATTGAATCTTCCTAATCCGACAATCGTGAATCCAGGAGCTACTGGTCCAAATGGGCAACTGCTGTACTCGCCTTTAGACGTAATATCAATTGTTCCAAACACTCAGGTCGCAAATGCAGTCAAGACATTACAGTATAATTACACTATTACAGCGTACGTTGAATCGTACAATTATCTCCGAGTGATGAGTGGAATTGCCAACGTTGTTTTCAGCTCGTAAGTCCTTGTTGTATAATAAGTAAGAGAATGGCGACCGGAGTCAAAATTCAGTCGGCAAAGTACGGAGTTGGTACCAAAACTTTAGATGTAACAAAAGCTGTTTCAGCCCAGTTAAAAGACGGGCGCCTAAATTTCGTAGTTACGCCATCAGCCTTAAATGTTGCAGATCCGGCCCCAGGGCAGCTAAAAACTCTTACGGTGACATACTCTATTAATAACGGAGCGAGCAATACGGCTACAGCGGTAGACGGCGATTCAATGGACATTGACGCTCCTCCTGCTCGTCTGGCTTCAGGATTACAGATCAAAAAAGCACGGTATGGATTTGATAGGAATTTTACGGATGTGACAAGTGCTGTACGAACGTACTTGAACGAGGGGTCAATCAATTTAAAGGTAAGTCACAGTTCCTTGGGTATTCCAGACCCGAATCCTCAGAAGGTGAAGTACCTCATGGTAGATTACACGATTAACGACGAGCCAGGATCCAAAAAAATCCAGGACGGTCAGAAGTTTCAAATCAATGCTCCAGCTGTAGCTGCTGACGTAACAAATACTCCTACCGACGGAGCACTGGATATTGTAGGTATGCTGTTTAACGATGTGTTCTTGTTCATCAAAACATACTTCGTACTTGCGATGACGATTCAAGGGGCTAAGTATGGTCAGACTCTGTTCAGCGGAGGATACTGGATTATTGGAGCTCTGACACTTTTCACTTACGGTTTCTTCCCGATTCTCATACTTCCTGTCCTCATTCTCATTTGGCATCTCGTTATGGGTTGAACAATGAAGATCAATTATATAATAATGGAAACTGATATTTACTTCAGTTTCACTCTAGAGTTTGGAAATCCACTCTACAGTGACCAAACTATGCGCGAATGGCAGACTCTTTGGCGAACAGTGTGCGAAATGGCGTACAATCCAAGTACTCATCAGTACCCTTTTATTCGCAGTTTTTCACACTACTCGAACGAAATTGAAGAGTTGCACAAATATACGATTAACAGTGGTCGAATCAAGAACCATAAACTTCTGTGTTTTGAACATGTGTGGAAAGAGTACAAGAAAAAGACACCGATTACCAATACTTCTCTGAAAGAACTTTATGTACCGCGCTTACTGATTCCTACCCAGGAAGCCCAGAAGTTCATTCAACAAATATTTCCAAGTTGTACCATCATTTTCTGGGCAGAGTAACAAATGAATCTGGATACGGCCGTACAGCCTGGACTAGGATTACCGCTGGGATACCGTACTCCGCCAAGCAAGGCGGAAAAACGTAGGGTTGCGCAAGGTGAGACGCCAGGATACTCACCAGCTTACCCTGTGAATGTCCCAACAGGCGAAGCTCGTAAAATTGCATTTGAAGCATCGAAGGTAGATCGCGAACCTAAAAAAGGTGGAAAGTCTCGTCGTCGTAAAGGGGGCAAGAAAGCGCGGAAGACTCGGCGTAGGTCACGTAAGTAAATGAATGAAAAATTGGCTTTCGCCGTTTTGATTTTTTGGGTTTTGTTGTTTTTATGTTTTTTGATTTACATGTCCGCAAACTTGCCCACCCCGGCAAAGCCGAGGAACGCCTCTGCGTCATTGTAGACGCGGTGCGTGGTCTCGCCGACCAGGTATTCCTTGACCTCATCCAGCCCTTCCTCAGAAGAGGCTGCCGGTCCGGTCACGTGGCGACCCGTTTCGGGGTGCCAGTAGACGCCAGCCGTATCGGTTTCCGTGAGCCCGGTGAGCGCCTTCAGGTCCTCGTAAGAGAGAACCTCGGGCACCACCGGCTCGACGACCTTGGCTGCGTTCTTGGCCGCTAGCCAAGCTTGGACGTGCTCGTCCTTGGTCTTCGCGTCAAACTCATCGTCCGACAGACCCTCCACGTGCTTCTTCAGCACCTTCTTGGCGTTCTCAAACGCCTTCTTGTCTTCACCAAACGCCTCCTTCAGAAGCTTGGTGTGACTTGCACCGGCGGCAAACGTGAACTCACGCTTGCCATCAGTGTTCTTCGCCGCAGTCTTCGCGACCGCGGGCTTCTCCTCTTCACCGGCCGCCACCTTGGCGACCTTCTTACCCTTCACGGGCGCCGACGGAGCGTCGGTCTTCTTGGCAGCGCCGCGCTTCGCCTTCGCAGGCGTAACGGGCTCTTCTGCTTTACCCGCGCCAGCATTGGCCACGGGTTCGACAACCTTGACAGCATCACCGCCCTTCTTGATCTCAGCGAGGATCTTGGTCAGCTCATCGCGAGCAGCCTTGATGTCCTCCACAGTCTTGATGTTGGGGCGATTGATAAACGTGCTCATATTGAGTGTTTGTTCTTGTCTTGATTTGGGTGTGAAATACATATCGTTAACCAAAATAAATCCGTTTTTGCAAATTGCGTTTCTTGGAGTGTTTTATAGTACGTATTTTTAACAAATGTCTACCGAGTTCGCCAAGGAACATCTGCGCGAACACCTCGTGGGTCTTTTAGTCAGCCCCGTAGCCGACGGGTTCTGGTCTATCCACGACTCGGCCAAGGACCTATGTGATCGCAACGGTCAGCCTGATCAGATCTTACGCACGTTCCAGAACATGCTCACGCGCATCCCTGAATGGTCAGACTCTACGCTATCTACCGAAGTCGAGCGCATTCTCAAGGTTACGAACTGTAAGTACATGGACGATCTTCTGATGGGCGTATTTATTGCGTACATGAAATCGTTTGCATCTCTTCATTACCGTGGATCACAATCTGAACTCAAGATCGAGTTTGAGCGTCCGAGCTTCGCAAAGTTCATTCATGAACTGTACAAGCATTCTGCGCGCAAAATGTGGCAGATGGCGTACTATTTCAAGACGGTAGGTGTGTCGTCGGAGCAGCAGGCACGTAACCGTCAGGATATTGAAAAGATTGTGACGGAATGTATGGAGCAGGTGATTCGTTCGTTCCTGCCTTGGGAAGCGATTGCCAAGAAGTACTTTTCGGAAGATGATGATGTGCCGCAGTCTGCGTCCTTACCCGTTCACATCCAGCACGCACCGGAGGAACCAGTAAAGAAGGCCGGGTCGGTACCTACTCAGGTCAAGTTTGAGGATGATGTGCCAGAGCCGGAGTCGGAGTCAGATTCCGAGTCAGGATCCGAGAGCGGCGACGATGGTCGTGGGGAACTGAAGGTGAGCGAAGAGGTTGCTGAAATTGAGTTTGAGGATATGGATAAGCCTGAAGAGCCCAAGAAGAATGTGGTGGAGAAGGAGGTTGAGGATGATCCTCTAAAAGAAATTGAGGGAAAAGCGGGAGATACTCTCGTTCTAAATATGTGAAATTTTGATTGAGCGCAAAATAAATGATCATTCCAATCGCTGCGGTTTCAGTAGCCCTCGTGTGCTTTATCGTGTACGCTCTAGAGCGCCGGGCAAAGGGCGAGCCAATTAATTGGACAGATGCAGGTAAGCTCTCACTGTTCGGAGGTATTATTTCAGCCGGTGTGGTATTTGCGACCACAACGGATGTTGTTACGGATGCTGTGAAGACGCTGGAAGTCCCCAGCGTTCAGGATATGTTCATTGGCCGCCCAACATTTTAATGTTTGTAGGCAAACAATTAATTTACACGGTATACAATAAACAGAGTAATGAATTATCAGCACTCCAAAATATATAAACTTGAATGTGACGATGGATGCTATTATTATGGCGCTACAACTGGAAGTCTTGATACAAGACTAAGAGGTCATAAAAAAGCATCAACTACACAACCCTATCGCGTGTATAAACACATAAACGAGATAGGCTGGAACAAGGTGAAAATCACTCTTGTAGAAGAATTCCCGTGTAATTTGCGAAGTGAACTGAATAAACGTGAATCAGAATTTATTTATGAGGCACGTAAAGATGAAAAGTGTTTGAATACTATTCTTTCATTTGCTACCGAAGAACAACGGCAGGAAAAACGAGAGAAATATTTTGAAACATACAACCGACCCCTTACAGAACAGCGTATTGAATACAACCACACGTATAGTAAGAAGTACAGAGAACAAAAAGGCAATGAATTAAAACAGAAGAAGAGTGAATATTACTACACAAACAAGGAAGATCGTGATAAAAAGACTAAAGAAAATTATTACAAGAACAAAGAAGAAATATTACGTAAAAAGAAGGAAAAATACCATGCAAAGAAAGCTCAAGCTTCAATGACACAACAGTCTTCTCCTGCCGGAAGTGAGTCAGTACCAAAGTAAGATTTCAAAGATAAAATTTCAGTTCGTGGAACTGCATTTTTACAGAGCCGAGTAATCGCCTTGTAGAGATAGAAGCCATGATACCGGTCATGCTTATCGTCACTCTTTCCAAATAATACCGAGGTGTCGTCATCCAAAGATAACCATTTCATAAAAAACTTAAATACCTGGTTATTGCGATAATCTAGGCACTTAGGACCTTCTGGAAAAAGGTCCCAGAACATTGAGGTAGCTAGACGTACCAGATCAAAAGAAGGATTGGGTTTGATTTCGGGGTATTTGGAAATGTACCAAGGCTCAAAATTGAACTGCCCGCCAGCCTCTTCATCTACCGAAAAATGGTCGCTCATGAACAGTTTGGGTTCCTTCATTCCCATAACTTTCACTGATCCAATTCCACGCTCGAAATCAATGAGTTTAATCAAGTAACCGTAAGTGGGAAGTTTGTAAAAAGAACCGGCACAGTTGTAATACAAAAACTCCTTTTCGGTGGAAATGTACATCACATTATTAGAATGAAGATCATTATGAGTGAATCCGTAATTACGCTGAGCAAACGCTAGAGCAAACATAACTTGGGATAACCATGCCAGATGTTTAGGAGGATCAGGGTGCTCAGAACACAGTTCGTGAAAAGTTCCAGTACATTTTTCCATAACCGTGACCTGAACGGGAACGTTAGTAAACGATGCCCACGCAAACGGCTCACCATCATCTTCGTCTTCGTCTTCGTCTTCATCTTCGTCGGAATCACAATCGCATGACTTAAGGCCAAAAACGTAAGATGTAGATACCGACGAAGAATCCGACTCGTCGTCCGAATCTTCTTCTCCATCACGCATCATAGGGTTCATTTCAGCGGCTTCGGTGGGTCCTACCTCAGGAGCTTCAAGTTCCTTTACGCCATCAAGAACCATATCTTCGCCTAATAAGACGTTTGCACGGGCTCCACGAGTATGCTTGAAATCTCCTTCACGGATGTCGTCTGTTAACTTGATATCAAATGTTTTTCCGATATTGGAAGAAAACCATGAGCGCTCTGACAGTTCTGCGTAGTCGTCGGAGATATCTATTGTATGCTTTTCCGATACCCCCGTGAACACTCCATACACTTTCGGGAAATGGGGGCATCCAGACTGGGCTAGCACAGTGGACAGAAGGGCACCAACATATGCAGCGTTGTTTGGATCCTGGATCTTGCGCCAGATCTCAGCCGACTCTTCTTCAGACGTAGGTAATCCTAGTGCCGTTCCATAATCTCCCTGCATCCACTTGAAGGGAGAAAGAAGCATCGTGACTTTGCGATGAACTTCAACTACAGCTCCCTTGGACGTCCGAACGTGCTCGGCGTCTACAATTGAGGCAATACTGTCATTGACCTTGAACCCAAACTCCTGTGGCGAATCCCGAACTTCAGTTTTAAACAGTTTTTGGATGGGAGGAAAAAAAGGCTGGAGATGGTTCAAGCCCCAAAACTGCTGAGCTTTCAAGCTCTTCGTATCGTGTCGCTGAAGGCTGAGGGCGATAGAGTTTGTCCGTAAATCACTTCCGGCTGATGGTTTCCGCTTGACCATATTATTATGGCGTCCCAAACATAAACTAAAAACTACACGCAATAAAGCAAGTAGATGAACTTCCAGATCAAGAAGTTCAATATAGATATGTTGAAAGACAGGTGCGAGATAGATTCTCGTAAATCCCCAATGATTGTCGTTATTGGAAAGAAAGATACCGGAAAATCGTTCTTGGTTCGCGATATTCTATTTAATACCCAGCACTGTTTCCCGATTGGAACGGTGATTTCAGGTACAGAAGTTGCGAACGAGTTTTTCCAGCATATGGTTCCTTCCAAACTGATTCACGATAAGTACAATCCTTCTATCGTGATGAATGTGATTAAGCGGCAATTAGGTGTAAAGACTGCACGTAACGAAGAAAAAAAGAGATCAGGCGGAAATTCAGGCACAGATCCTCGTGCCTTTTTGATTTTGGATGATTGTTTGTATGATGCATCATGGATTAAAGAGGAATCTACGCGCTACATTTTCATGAACGGTCGCCACATTGATGTCATGACAATTATTACGATGCAGTACCCTCTTGGAATCACACCTAATCTTCGTACGAACGTGGATTTCGTGTTTATTCTTCGCGAAAGTATCGTGAATAATCGCCGTCGTATATACGACAATTATGCCGGTATGTTTCCCACGTTTGAAATGTTCTGTCAATTCATGGACCAATGCACTGAAAATTTCGAATGCCTGGTGATTTGCAACGGCGTTCAATCAAATAAATTAGAAGACCAAGTGTTCTGGTACAAAGCTTCTGATCACCCACCGTTTCATTTATGTGATAACTCGCTGTGGACTGATAACAAACCGTTCTCTAGTGCAATGTTAGCCCAAGATGAGTATTCGCCTGATGCTCTGAGGAAAAAGAGCTCGAATCCTTGGGTCCGTGTCAAACAAGAGGGTAAGGATAAACATTAATACCGCCTAAAAATAATGGAGTCTTCGGATATTTTGTTTCAAACTAATGATGTTTGTATTTTAAATCCTAGATCCAACAGAGGAATACTAATACAAACATGGGGTACATCTAAAAATATATGCAGAGAAGGATTGCTATCTTATAATGAATTACGTAAAGTACATCCTGAACTTGGGTTACCAGTTAGATCGACCCATCGTGACCCGAAACACGATAATCTAATATTTTTTAGGGCACCATATAATTCTGATACGACTACATTTGAAAGTTCATATGATGGAAATTCACCGAAAGGTATGATAAAAAAGTATTCTGTGCCATCAAAGGAATCGGCAATTGCTCTAATACGAATTGACCCAGAAAAAACGTTTGTTTATTCATCCGAAACAAGAGCCATGGGTACTTATTTTGATCTACAGGAATCACGAATACCGATGACAGAATATTTAAGAAGAATAGATGGTCATTCAAAGTTTGGATATTCTGGAAATCCTTGCAGTAACATCATAACATACGAAAAAAGTAGGTTCCCTACACCACGTTGTAAGTATCCATGGATAGCAGGATTTCCAATTGAACGTAATTCCGAAGTAGTAGTAGAGGTACCAAGAATTCCTCCAGAATGGCTTGTAAGCTGTCACAGCAATGGTGGACGTAGGAAAAAGAATACATCTAAAACTCGTCGTTCAACACGTCGCCGCCGTCAGACCAAAAAGAAACATTAATCTTGCGTAAAAATAATGGTATCATTTGGGTTTGATAACGAAGCTCTAACGAATGTTCTCACGAAGTACGGATCTCTATCCAAAGAACTGAGTAAAAGTCGTAACGGTGCTCCGGATGTTAATGTGTTAAAGTATGACACGGAGGACCATTTATACGAGAGATACACATTAGTTGCCATTGTTAATCCTGTCAGTGGGCAATTCTATCAGATAAAACTCCAGCTGAACCCAGAAACTGGTAAAATCGTTACACGTGCGACAGACATATGGAAAGCCGACGCAGATTTTCTAGCAGAAATTGCGAGTAAGTACGTCATAGAGGTCAAAAAGATACCTCGTTCACCCACACCCGTTGATCCCAATGTGGGATCTCCAGCACCTGTATCCGCAAAATCGGTAGCGTCAAATCTGTTTAACAAGGCGAAAGGTATATTCCGCCGTGCAGGGAAGCGTTCAACACGTCGCCGCCGTCAGACCAAGCGTCGTTAGGAACTCAAAGATCACGGGGCGCACCGCCCTCGGCAGGGTGAACATTGTCTTCAATCGCGCGACCGATATCGGCCGTATCGGCCAGACCTGCATCTTTCTTAACATCCTCAAGATTCTTACGACGGCGCGCCTCATTCTCCTTCTTCTGCTGCTCAATGCGCTGAGCCTTCTCTTCCTCAAAGAAAATCTCGCGATTCACCTCGTTCTCCTTGTACCTGCGCATCATCTCGTTCAGCTCCTTCTCGGCATACTCTACCTCGGGCATCATGTTCTCAGAAGGATCCCACGGCAGCCACGCACCAACCTTACCAATATAAAGATTGTCATTAGGGTAGCGGCGCTGCAGGACCTTGGCGTACGTCTGGCACTCCTCGAGATTTGCAAACACGCGACGGAGCTTGACGCCACGAACGTTGGTCTGAAACTCAACCTGCTCATTGAACTTCGCCTCAACCTCCTTCTCGTTCTTCAGGAGAAAAACCTGGTACTGCTCGGGGACATCCGTCTTCTTCACCTCGGCCTCATGTACCTTCTTGAACTCCTCCATATCCTTGAAAAGGTCGTCAACCTTCAAAGAATACTTCTTGGCGACATAAGCCATGAGATGCTCCAAACCCTTGACCTTCCACTCATACGCCATCCACTCTACAAACTTCTCGTTGTAGAACTCCGCCTTCTGCTTAACCACCTTTTCAGGTGAAATAAAGGAGATGATGCAGTAGCGCTGCGTAGGAATCTCAGGGTCCTCTTCAAGGTAATCAATAACAGTTCCATCGGTTTCCTTCGTGGGTAGAGTTTCGCGAGGCATTTGTTTATTAATGGAGTCCTATGTGAAAGTTCTATATTTAACGAATATAAATGATTAAATCATATGTAATACATGCTGAAAGTGCTAAAGAACGAAAACGACATGTAGACAAACTTGTACAATTGACTGATGCCACTGTATTTCCAGCAATTATGGATAATCCTGGAGCTCGTGGATGTTATCTTAGCCATATAGAAATCTACAAAATCAATCCTGAAGAACCAGTTATTGTTTTTGAAGACGATTGTATTATTACAGACCCAAACATTATAAAACTTGTTGAATGGAATGCTTCAAATTACGATATAATATATCTTGGAGTTTCAAAAGCTTGGTCACAGCTCCTAAATATAAAAATAAACTTTGTAGGATTGCCATCGCAAACATTCAAGACGAACTCTTGGGGGACATATGCATTATTTGTATCTCCAAAAGTAAAGAAACTAGTTTTAGATCATGATTCAAAGTATGGATATACACTTCCAATTGATCTGTTATTAAATAACATAATTAATGAGAATGACTTACGAGTCTTTATTCCATCTCCAATTGATAAATTTGTACAACATGACAATACTATCAAAAGTTTAATGATAATATCTAACCAAACGCAGTTACCCTAAAGAACTTTCGTATTAGGTTTGCACTGTCCTATCCCTTTGGTCTGTTGCATCATGATTGGAGCAGGGCAGTTCTTGCATGGGCACTCAGTATGATCGTACCCCAAAATATGTCCCATCTCGTGGGAAACCATATATTGGCGATAATCATCTAAGCTAAGTTTGCTTTTCGATGCACCATGGTACCATCGATCAGAGTTCAGCCACATAGTCTTACCTCCTAATTCGGCACACGACAGCTTTCCTTCTAATCCGCAATTCTTATCAATAGTCGATTGAGATGACAAGTGAATTGTCACATCTTGATTAAAAGAAACAGGTTCAAAGAAGTAACCCTTCGTGGACCACCCGTCTGGATCGTTGAGGTACGTCGTAACATAAAACTCAATTTGTCCTGGAGGGATAGTGTACTTTTTCTGAACGTCTGGATCAACTACGACCTTTACGCGGATGCGCCTCATTATCTAAAGGTGGTTGTTTTTCTGCAATTCCTGAACACTCGAAAATCCTTTTCTCCCTGCAAAATGCATGAAATATGTTTCTTTAAAATACGTAAGAATGTTTCGTCGGTGAATGCGGAATGTAAAGGGTACAAACATTTCGCCTATTGATCGATTAATAGTTGCTTGAAGAAACCATATTGAGTTGAACTTTTTTGATATAATAACATACATGTTATGAGTTTGAAGCTCGTACCCAACCGCTGATTGTTCATAATGATACGGGCTTTTTTGTTCTAAGTTGTTGGGAATATTAGGATTGTAGTAATCAGACGTCACATATTTGTAGTAAACTCGTTCAAGAAACTCGCGGTGTTTTTTCGGTTGAAGGACCAGAACTCCGGTATTAAGAATCTTACCAGAGTTCACAGTAAATCCACTACTTGCATAATATCCTGCGCCGTCCTTCCAATTATATACATACTTACGAAAACTGCTCATGAAGTAAGAGGGCGTTTGGTCAGTTTCGTTTGCTATACCTATTTTGTCACCAAAGTCAATGTGTGTATGAATAGGGGGCGATTTGATATTAATGAGTATATCGGCATCAATGAACACTATAAAATCATACTCGGCCGACCAAGGTTGACTACATACCAGAATCTTGTTCAATGTTATAGTTTTTGGATCGGTGTGATCTTTATCCAAATAATCATCCAAAACCCTAAAATCGTAACCACACTTACGGGCATAGTTTTCTTGACTCTCACGGAAAAGTCGGTTGTACTCTTCAAGGTACTTTTCACCTATGGCCAAAGTCACCAAACATACTTTCATTTAAAGAATGACTCGTTTTTTCTCTGTCCTTTTCTATAAAAATGCCCGAGCAGAAGTCTGTTGCCGCCCCTGCTGGAGTTGATTTCTCGGACCTAACGACTCGTGCTATCAAGTACGCCTTTGAGGGTCTGGCTGTTGCGATTGCGGCGTACCTCCTCCCCGGCAAGGGCCTCAAGCTGTCGGAGATCGGCATGATTGCCCTCGTTGCCCTGGCCACGTTCGCCATCCTCGATATCTACGCCCCCTCGGTCGGCTCGTCGGCGCGCACGGGTGCCGGCTTCGGTATTGGCGCCCACCTCGTAGGCTTCCCTTAAACGCCTAAACTACATGACACACGACACCGTAAAAAACACGAAATTGGTCATTAAAAAATGACCCATCTCGGGTCTGGTTTTAGTTTTTAGTAGTAGATAGCCTCATCGAACTTTTCCCGCATCAATGCCGTAAGACTTCTAGACGAGTTGCTGTTTGCAGTCATCGCATAGAACTCCGGGTAGAATTTCAGGTTGTATTCGTAAGTGCGTTCGCCACTGTAAAGCCAGACAATGAATGTTCGGTCACAGTACTCGGACTGCTCCCACTTCATGCTGACGCCACTCTGCCCCAGCTGACGCTCAATCGCATCTTTCATCTTGTCAAGCGCATTGTAAGGGTGGTGAACTTTCGGCATCTTCTTGTATTAAAAAGGTCATTTCTGACCAAATTGATTTCGTTTTTTAATTAGTTAATCAAACATCATATTCGTAAAGATCTCCATAATGGTATCGCGCTGATCATTGGTAAACCCTCGCTGAGTGAGAACACACGATACCTGATTTTCAAGATGAACTTCGAATTGGAGAATGCAGTCCCCGGCCGTAAATTCAACAACCGTCCATGCATGAACTCCATCAGGAAGATTACCGGTCACAGGGAAATGATCGGCAGTCACCTTCTCTTGCACATCCGTGACAACGTTATGGATATTCTTAGACATCTTATTACTGATCCTTTTCCGAATTATTAAACAATTTCCGTTTTCAACGATTACTCTTAAGACATTAATGTCAGGGCATCACAAAGCCAAAATTCCTAAAGCTTTGAGAGAACAAGTTTGGATATCTAAATTTGGTAAAGTATACTCTGCCAAATGTTTCACGCCATGGTGCCAAAATAAAATCACGGTCTTTGATTTTCAGTGTGGACATGATATTCCGGAATCGAAAGGCGGTCCCACCATTTTATCTAATTTGTACCCTATTTGCGCAAGGTGTAATATGTCGATGAGCAACGTATACACGTTTGAACAGTGGGCACTAAAAGGTGCAAAACGGAAATCTTGGCTTCTTTGTTTCTGTGGAGGTATAACATGCCACCAACCGTTCGCTACAATGGAAAATGGTACGCCATCATCCCAAAACCATACGAACCCGAACGACAAACCTATCAAGTAGCTTGGGTTCAAATTACGACCGGGATTACGGCTGAGGAATCATATCGCAACTACTTTGAGGTCCTGAGGAAGGAGACTAAACTTTTATGCCCTTCATTTAGACAAGATGAGTAGTATAGTCACAGCCGTGATTGTTTCAACTATTATTGTTCTGATAACTATATTGGGAATCCGTGCGTACACCGGAATCTGGCCGGGAGCCAAGATTATCCAGCAGAAACCAGTAGCTGAGGATAAACCTACACCGGATACTGCTACTGAACCTGGAACTGTGAAGTTCATGTTTTTCTTTGCGTCATGGTGTCCTCACTGTAAAGATGCCGAACCTGAAGTTGCGTCGTTCAAACAGCTAGTCCAGACCAAGAATTATACGTACGGAGGTCACCGAGTAATATTCGAAGAAATTAATGCCTACGCCGATAAAGGCAAGGCGGCGCTGTACAAGATCAAGGCGTATCCTACCATAAAAGTAGAAACGGCCGAAAAGATGTACGAAATGAGCGGTAAACCCACTGTCGCTAACTTCCGAGCTTTTATGGTAGCTGCTCTAGGTGCCGAGAAATCGGGATAAGTCTGTACTGGCTTTTTTCAGGATATCGGGAACATTAAACTCCTTTAAATCCGAAGTGCTGTGCAAGTTAGGATAGTGGAGTTGTAGAGTACACGATTTTTTTACTTGTTTGAAAAAGTTGTATGTCACTAAAGTGTACATGTCATGGACATACGATATTGGGGACATGGTTTCAATTGTTGAAGGAGTAAACTTATTATCAGACTTCCGGTGCTTTAGTGATAAACACAAAGCGTTAGTTAAATCAGGAATACATTTGTCCACCGAAGGCACAAACAGGTCACCGTCGACATATACTTGATTATACAGAACTTGCGGTCGGAAAACACCAGGGATACAGCACGAGCATTTCAAAGCGTCTAAGATCGGGACGTTCTTGGAGAAAATGGTGGGTTTACCTTTTGTTAAGTTGGAAGCCAGGATGTACAAAGGCATTTTGGTATCGCCAATAACTTTCGTGCGCAGATCTATCCCTTTTGTCAAAAACATGTTTACGAGCGACGTTTCCAAAACGTCCATGGAAAACACACCTTTCATAGAAATCATTTCAGGTAATTTTGAATAATCCGGTTCCGGAATAAATGACGATATCTTGAACGCTTCTTCAATTCCTAAATCCAAAGGTAGTCCAAAAGCAATATACGTTCCAACAATCGCTCCTACCGAAACTCCGTACACGCCATCAGGAAACACCAAATCTTGATGCCGTGAAAGTTCGCGCAGAGCGCCAATGTACATTATACCTTTCATACCTCCACCGCCTAACCCAAGAGTGCGGAATGGCACAGACATTCTTATAGTAAGAGTAAGCAGAGATGTTGCGTGCGCGTGACGTATGGGATGAACAAGAAGAGAGAAGATCTAATCGTATGGCAGCCATGAATCCCATAATTGCCCAGATTCAAGCACAAATTAGACGTCAAGCAGTACACAATTCAGATGCTCCTTATATAATTTACCCTGTTCCTACCTATGTGTTTGGGTATCCCCTGTTTTCATTGAAAGAGGCTTTAGATCATTTAGTGTCAGAGTTTTCCAAGGCAGGGTACTGGGTTTGGGTCGTAGAACAAAAGAACCTTCTGATCTCATGGGTAAAACCAGTAAAAACTCGCGACGGTAATAAACAGATACTTGCAACCAATTACCGTCCACAGATTTACGGTGAAACATTTATGCCCCAGAATAGATAATAATGATGGACTTGGGTGAAGTGTTGGGTGGAACTATGAATATCGTGATTCTTGCTTTGTTTTATACTTTAATAGGTCTTCTATTATCGGTTTTGCTTTACCATCTGTTTGACGACTGCGACAAAGAATGGAAGGCTGAACACTTGGCGTACCAAGTTGGAGATATTGGACTTGAATTAGGTATTATTGGATCAGTAGCGTTCTGGACGACCCAGATCACGCGTGGATGGGCGCCCATATTTCCGATATCTAAAGTTCTTGATCTCCAGATTGACACGTACGTTTCGGGTCTGTTTTTCGCATACGCCATGTTTTTGTTTTTAGAACAACTGAGTGAGAAAGTGAAGTTTCTGTATAAGGAACATGTTCACAAACATATTGTACGATTCATTCCTCCAAACTGGTCAGTCATGAAATCGGTATTTGCGTCGCGTAAAACGAATGCTAAAAAGGATAGTGCTGAAACATACTAAAAATGAGTAATTGTAAACATGAACTTGTAATTGATGAAGGTGAGCATGTATGTACACTGTGTGGAACAATGATGGGTCGGATTATTGATGAAGGTGCCGAATGGCGGAACTACGATCAGGGAAAAGATGAAGGCCGCACAGGCTTTACAACATCAGATCTTCTCCCTGAATCGTCATATGGATCAGTTATGTCTTTCAAAGGACTAACTGCCAAAGACGTGAAACTGAAAGCTATCCAGCGTTTATCGTGCTGGTCGCTTTCCTCCAACTCTCAGCGCTCATGGATGTCGATCTTTGACGCTATTCAGTTATCATGTACTCACGCGGGTCTGCCGAAATCTATTGTGATGGACGCTTGTGGTTTGTATAAACAACTAGAGGACGCTCAGAAAGTCAGAGGCGAAACACGCCGTGCAATGATGGGTGGAGCAGTGTTTGTGGCTTGTAGAAATAACGGAGCTCCGCGGAGTCACGAGGAAATTGCGAAGATGTTTCTTGTGAACATTCGGTCACTGTGCAAAGCTGTGACACATTTTGAGGTAACAAATAATACTGTTCTGCAAACGGAAATTGGGATTGCTGAGCGGTTGTGTGCATCTCTTTCGCTGAACGACGACCAGCGCCAGAAAATTATGGATTTACTAGTTGAAATTTCCAAGAAATCCGAAGACGATTTTGAGCATACACCCAAGACCATTGTGGCCGGGGTGGTTGCCCATATTATGGGTCTGAAAACCAAAACTCAAATGAAACTTGTGTCTGATGCATCAGGTGTATCGTCTTTATCTATTCATAAAATTGTAGGCAAGTTAGTCGTTTAACTGCCAAAATAACCTAGTACTCCAGTTGTTGGATTGTATGCCAGTGTCCTGTATCCAGAAGGTAATGTAGCCCCAAGATTTTGTAATAATGAAATTATATTTGTTGTGGTCGTACCTACGTAAGGCAAAACACGGCGGGAGTGAACTGCAAATCCATTAGTACTAAGTATCAATTTTCCACTTGGAGATGCAGTCCATGTTATTCCGTCAGAACTGTAAGCTAAAGTGTTAATGGTTTCTCCAGCAGCTACCCATAAAGTTCCATTCCAGGAAAGTCCAGATACAACATAATCAAATATCGAGTTCCCGTTAGTAGATGCAGTCCATGTTATTCCATCAGAACTGTAAGCTAACCTATTTGTCGCTCCACTTCCACCAACTACCCATAAAGATCCATTCCAAGCAACCGAATTCGCACTACCACTACCAAATATCGAGTTTCCATTGGCAGATGCGATCCATGTTATTCCGTCGGAGCTGTAAGCTAATCGATTTGTTCCATTTCCACAAGCTACCCATCTCAATCCGTTCGAGGCAACTGCATATACCACACTAGTAAATATCGAGTTTCCGTTGGCAGATGCAGTCCATGTTATTCCATCAGAGCTGTAAGCTAACCTATTTGTTCCCTGCCCACCAGCTACCCATAAAGAACCATTCCAGGCAACAGCAGTTGCCGAAGTAGTAAATATTGAATTTCCACTCGTAGACCCAGTCCAAGTTATTCCGTTGGAGCTGTAAGCTAATTGATTTGTTCCATTTCCACCAGCTACCCATAAAGATCCATTCCAAGCAATAGCAAATACCTCACTAGTAAATATTGCATTTCCGCCAGTAGGTCCACTAGAACCAGTCCAAGTTATTCCATCGGAGCTGTAAGCCATTCTATTTGTTGTTCCATCTCCACCAGCTACCCATAAAGATCCATTCCAGGCAACTGCTTTCGCAGAACCATCAAATATCGCATTTCCGTTCGTAGACGGAAACCAGGTTGTTCCATCGTAACTGTAAGCCAATGTATTTGCTCCATTTCCAGCAGCTACCACAAAGTTTTCAGATACTAGAGGTGCAAACGGTCCTGTAGGACCTGTTGGACCTGTAGGTCCAGTAAATCCCGTTGGTCCAGTAAATCCGGTAGGACCGGTTAGACCAGGACCCGTAGGACCTGTAGATCCAGTAAATCCGGTAGGACCAGTTAGGCCGGGACCCGTAGGACCTGTAGATCCAGTAAATCCAGTAGGACCAGTAGATCCAGTAGATCCAGTAAATCCAGTAGGTCCAGTAGTACCCGTAGGTCCATTAAATCCGGTAGGTCCAGTAGGACCGGTTAGACCAGGACCTGTAGGTCCAGTAAATCCAGTAGGACCGGTTAGACCAGGACCCGTAGGTCCCGTAAATCCGGTAGGACCAGTTAGGCCAGGACCCGTAGGACCAGTTCTGCCAAAACCAGTAGGACCAGTACTGCCAATAGCACCTCCTAACGAAGAAGTACCTACATTTGGCAAAACACGGCGGGAGTGAACTGCAAATCCATTAGTAGTAAGTATCAATTTTCCACTTGGAGATGCAGTCCAAGTTTGTCCGTCGGAACTGTATGCTAAAGTGTTAATACTTTCTCCAGCAGCTATCCATAAAGTTCCATTCCAGGAAAGTCCAGATACAACATAATCAAATATCGAGTTCCCGTTCGTAGATGCAGCCCATGTTCGTCCATCAGAACTGTAAGCTAATGTATTTGTTCCATTTCCACCAGCTACCCATAAAGATCCATTCCAAGCAACCGAACTCACAGTACCACTACTACCAAATATCGAGTTTCCATTGGCAGATGCAATCCATTCTATTCCGTCGAAGCTGTAAGCTAATGTATTTGTTCCATTTCCACCAACTACCCATCTCAAACCATTCCAAGCAACCGAATTCACACTACCACTACCAAATATTGTGTCTCCATTGTCAGATTCAATCCATGTTATTCCGTCGTAGCTGTAAGCTAATTGATTTATTGCACTTGTGCCACCAGCTACCCATAATGTTCCGTTCCAAGCAACAGCAATTACCGCTGAAGTAAATATTGAATTTCCGCTCCCAGACCCAGTCCATGTTATTCCGTCATAACTGTAAGCTAATTGATTTGTTCCAACACCACCAGCTACCCATAACGTTCCGTTCCAAGCAACGGCATTTACCGCTGAAGTAAATCTTGAATTTCCGCTTGTAGATGCAGTCCAAGTTATTCCGTTGGAGCTGTAAGCTAATCTATTTGTTCCATTTCCACCAGCTAACCATAAAGATCCATTCCAAGCAACTGTTTTCGCAGAACCATCAAATATCGAGTTTCCGTTCGTAGACGGAAACCAGGTTGTTCCGTCATAACTGTAAGCCAACGGATTTGCTCCATCTCCAGCCGCTACCACAAAGTTTTCAGATACTAGGGGTGCAAACGGTCCAGTAGGACCTGTTGGTCCAGTAAATCCGGTAGGACCCCTTGGCCCAGTAAATCCGGTACTACCCGTTGGTCCAGTAAAACCAGTAGGACCTGTTGGTCCAGTAAATCCGGTAGGACCGGTTAGACCAGGACCCGTTGGTCCAGTAAATCCAGTATAACCCGTTGGTCCAGTAAATCCGGTAGGACCAGTAACTCCAGTTGGACCTGTTAGACCAGGACCTGTTGGTCCCGTTGTTCCCGTAGGACCAGTCCAACCTATCCCGGTAGCACCAGTTATGCCGGAACCTGTAGGTCCTACTCTTCCGGTAGGGCCAGTCGAACCTACCCCAGTAGGTCCAGTTGCTCCGATCGTGAAGATCAACCAGAATGAATTTATGTATGAAGTAGGTACGCCGAGGAATGCAGGCACATTGATCTTAGCCACATACGTGTTTCCCAGGTAATACACAACATCGTTTTTATTGTAAGAATTGCCAATTAGCCAAGTTCCCTGCATAATAAATCCAGACCCAGTTGGGCCAGCAACTCCAGTGTACCCAGTATAACCAGTATACCCGGTAGGACCTGTTCGACCTTCTGTTCCTGTGGGACCAGTGTACCCTGTGGGACCAGTCAATCCGGGTCCAGTCGGGCCAGTGTATCCAGTATATCCCGTGTACCCAGTGTAACCTGTCATGCCAGTTGGTCCTGTTACCCCCGGACCTGTAGGTCCAGTTGTTCCAGTAGGACCTAAGGGTCCAGTAACTCCCGTTGGACCAGTTAGACCAGGACCTGTTGGACCTGTAAGTCCAGTAGGACCTAAGGGTCCAGTAACTCCCGTTGGACCTGTTAAACCAGGACCTGTTGGACCTGTAAGTCCAGTAGGACCTACTGACCCAGTAAATCCTGTTGGACCAGTTAGACCAGGACCAGTTGAGCCTGTAATTCCAGATCCTGTAGGACCTGTAACTCCAGTTGGACCAGTTAGACCAGGACCTGTTGGGCCTGTACTTCCTGTAGAACCATTAAATCCTGTAACTCCAGTTGGACCAGTTAGACCAGGACCTGTTGGGCCTGTATTTCCTGTAGGACCTACTGAACCAGTAACTCCAGTTGGACCTGTTAGACCAAGACCTGTTGGACCTGTATTGCCTGTAGGACCTAAGGGTCCTGTAACTCCAGTTGGACCAGTTAGACCAGGACCTGTTGGTCCTGTAGATCCTGTAGTACCCACTGATCCTGTAACTCCAGTTGGACCAGTTAGACCAGGACCGGTTGGACCTGTACGTCCAGTGGGTCCATCGTATCCTGTAACTCCAGTTGGACCAGTTAGACCAGGACCTGTTGGTCCCGTTCTTCCTGTAGGGCCCAATAGTCCAGTAGATCCTCTAGGTCCAGTTGTACCAGTTAGACCAGGACCTGTTGGACCTGTACTTCCTGTAGTACCCACTGATCCTGTAACTCCAGTTGGACCTGTTAAACCAAGACCTGTAGGTCCTGTAGATCCTGTAGGTCCTATCACTCCGGTAGCACCGGTAAGCCCAGGACCGGTTATTCCAGGACCTGTTGGACCTGTTTGCCCCGTAAGTCCCCGAGGTCCAGTAACTCCAGTATGGCCTGTATGCCCGGTTTGCCCTCTAACGCCAGTAGGACCAGTAGGGCCCCCGAACGGGTTTAAGTTTAACCACGTAGACACACCGTCGCCAATTCGCAATTGGTTATTTGTTGTATCGTAACTCGGTTCTCCTAATAATAAAACTGGGTTTGTACTCGTCCAGTTTACAAATGTGTCACGGAGAAGCTTGAAACGTACATTAGTTGTAGCCATCTGTTATTATTACGATGTAGAATTTCTAACATGAAAAGGTAGGTAATCATGGGTTCTGGTAACAAATTTCTTTCGTTGTTGTATTATACCATAATGTACCTGGTTGCATCAAACCATTTCCGGAATCAGCACCGCGTATAGGGTAGATATAACACGCATTAGCATTTGGAGTACTCCCCACTCCTGAGTTGTTTACGTCTGCGTTTATCTGTATTGTATTGCTTTTTGTCGCAATAAGTGATTCTCCAATTAATATTACGTTGTTAGAACCGGTATAACTATTAGCTCCGATTGTAACTGATTTAGATGCCATATTAGCTGCTGAGGAACTGCTTCCAATAACTACAGAGCTATCAGCTAGATTTTCAACACGAGCATTGTATCCCAGTGCAACAGAATTAGCAGCATCTGTTGATATATTTGCCTGCGAACCAATAGCGATACTTCCAAATGATGAAGTACTTATACTTGTACTAGTTCCTCCAATCGCAATACATTGGGTGGAATTAGCAGATGCACTTCCAATTGCAATGGCATAATCAACAATTCCGGTTGTTGAATTCTGACCAATCGCAACGTTACCTGTTCCTACCGTGAATGACGGACTTCCAATTGAAACTGAAGTTGCTGAACCTGTAGCATTATCTCCAATAGTTATTCCAGCATTTCCAGAAAGTGCTTGATTACCAATACTAATACCTGATCCAGTTCCGTTAGCACCGTTACCGACCGAAACGCCGTTAGCACCAGTAGAAGTGTTTCCACCAACCGACGTACTAAATGCAGCACCGGTTGCCGTATTTCCAATAACAACGGCTGTACCACCACTTGAAGTAGCACTTTTGCCAATAACCACATTACCGCCAACAGACGATTGAGCTGCACTACCAATAACAACATCTAGTTGAACAGCTTTAGCTCCTCCTCCAACTGCAACGCTATTATTTGTTGTTCCAGAAACATCTGATAATCCTCCCAATTTCACATCACCTTCTCCACCAGTTACCCAATTAGCTCCATTCCACGACAAGTAATCTCCTGGGTTGATTCCAGCAGGAAGTGTTGTCCCTCCACCACCACCTCCTCCTCCGCTGATAGCGGGTAAAAGGCTCCACGTACTACTACCATCGCCAACCTTCAGGATCTTGTTGGTTGTATCGTATCCTGGTTCACCAGATAACAACACTGGATTTCCTGCACTGGCCCAATTCGTAGCGGTATCACGTCGAAGCTGAAACCGGACATTTGTAACGGTACTCATTTATTGTTATTATAGTGGTACAGAATTTCCACCGTCTAAAATCACGCTGTAAACAATGGATGCAGAACCACCATTGTAGATTGGATTTAGTAGAGTAACTAAAAATCCAGAATCCAGAATAACACCTGTTGAAAGCACGAGAATGGATTGCAAGATATTGGGAAAATTATCGGAGGCTGTTCCGGAATCGTAGATTGGCGAAGAAACTACAACACTCGCAGATCCGCCATTATAAGCTAAATTTGAAGGAATGAATATGTCTTGTAGGATATTTAGATAGGTTGGAGGAGGATATCCTTCGTCATACACGTTTGTGTAAGCATTACCGCCATCCAAGAATAAAATAATCACGATAGTGGCAACCGGAGCTGAACAGCAGTCGCCTTTCGTGTACAAAAGAACAGTGAAATCAGGACTTGCATCACATGCTGCAGCTAATGGATTGTAATTATTAGCATTGTTGTATCGGTACTGAACTTTCCGAACACGCGCTTCGGAATCAGTTCTGATCTTATTCGTGTACCTTGCGGCACTCATTTGTCTTTCGTCACGATTCTTAATTTACGTTTTACCGGTACAGGAACTTTATCTTCACCTAAAACCGGCTTCTCATCTTTTAATTTATCAAAACTCTGACGCGCCTGTTCTACGGGCATGTCCCGGTAAACCATCTCCAGCTTCAACTTGAGGAATTTGTCCATAATCTCTTGTGGGAACATTTCTTACAGCGTTATGCCACATATTCGGCTCAAATGGAATCTTTTTCATGTCTTCTTGAGGTGCAGTTCCGTGACTGGCCCACAAGAAGTACACAAAGGATCCAACCACTAAAAATAATAATACGACATTGAACCACCACGACACGATGGAATCTCTTACAGAACGTGCCCAAATAAGATTGTTCTCAATTCCGGATACGTTGTCTTTGACTAAATGAAACATCTCTACTCAATAGATAAGGAGAAATGTCCATCGTTTTACCGGTGGCCATGCTTGGCGCCACTGTACTTGGTGGCATAGGAATATACGTTGGTCTAATCGATACTGAAGAAAAAGGGAGTATCAAGCTCTCTTCTGGTCAGCGAATTTACGTTGGCTCTGAAGTGCGACTTAACCAGGACAAGAAGGATGCATATCCTAATTCGTGTTTACAGAAAGTAGGGAATGGACGTGTAACAGAAATCAATGAATCAAAAAGAACAGTAAAGTTTGCGTGTCGCAAAGGCGGAAAAGTTGAGATCGAAGAACTTCCAGCCGATGTACTGGACATTGTGTCTTCAGGAATCAATGCTGCCGGAATACCTATTCCGGGAGGATACCTTATTGAAGGATCACGCGTTCGGTTACTTCAGTCTGCTCGTGCCAAAAATCGTGGAAAGGGGTTGGCAAGTCCATTTGCAAACTCGGTAGGTATGGTCACTCATATTAATCCAAAACGAAAGACGGAAGTTATGGTGCGTACAGAACGCCTAGACAATTCCAAGGGAAGTTTTGAAGAGAATTACCAGGTTGAAGATTTAGAGTTTGTGAGTGGACCTAGTGAACCAGGTAAGCGGGGAATTAAAGGAGGTTTGATTGGTATTGGAACGACAGTGCAGCTAAAGCGTGGTGCTGATGGCAAGATTGATCCTGAAGTTTTGAAGAAACATGCAAACCCTATTTTTGGTAAAGCGAGTGAAGCATACCGTCTTAATGGACAAAAGCATTCTGATGCTATGGGTATTGTTCGCGAATGGGAAACGTTTGGAACTGTTACGCGAGTCCTAGCTGATCCAAAAACATCGAAAGATTTCGCGACGGTACGGTGTGTTTCAAAGGACGCCGTAAAATCTGTAGTTGAAGAAGATTACGAATTGGAGGATCTGGAAGCGGTTCCAGCTCGTTCGATTCCTCGTCCCGGCATTCCCATTTTTGGAGGAATGGCAAACAATGATGTGAAAGTCCGGCTTCGTGCTGAGCGGAAGGAAGCAGTAGCTTCCAAACCCCTTGGTCGCCCGGCGTTCGGAGATGAAGGTACAGTGGTAGACATTCAGCCGGAAGATAAGGATAACTTACAGATTTTGGTGGTGTGCAACGGCAAGAACCCTGAAGAGCTAACCAAAGAATGGTACGAACCTGAAGATTTGGAAATCGCCGAGCCGGACGATACTGAGGGCGAAGCGGTGTTTGGAGGTAGGGTTACAGTTGGATCGATGGTTCGTGTACGTCAGTCGGCGCGGGGAAAAAAATGTTTGGGAACGATGGAGGTGGGTGATGTAGGAGCAGTCAAGGGAATTGACCCGAACGGCGCCGATAATATGAAGATCAATGTGACATGTGGACGATCCATGAATGCCAAAAAGAGTGAATGGTACGATCCTCGGGACCTAGAGTTGTTTTTTGCAACCGAAGAAGCTGGTACACCATTAGCCCAAGCTCAATCGAAGTTATTGGAAGCTCAACGCAAACTTAATGACGCCAAATCCCGACGAATCACAAACCCTAATACTGAATCAATTAAAGCTGAAACTGAAGCTGAAGCCGAAGTAAAAGCCGCTCAAGCGAAAGTTGATGAGTTAACGGGACAGTCAGTAGATACAACGAAAGCCACAGAAGTGTTCAAGAACACCAAAGAGAAGCTGGAAACTTCTTTGAAACTCAAGCGCGACGTTGAAGATATGCGCCTCAAAGCTTCTAAAGAAACCACATGCCAACAGAATCCGGGAAGAGCTGATGCCTATCGCACCAAAGCGAGAAATATTGTGTATGGGTGGTATTTGAATATGAATATACCAGAACCTGATTTTACTGGACTAAATCCTATTCAGGGAAGCGAGAAGTTTAAGACTGCGTGGAGGACTGTATATGATCACTTTTCGAATCTGTCTAACACAGACGGTCCGACTGAAGCGGCATTTAAAAAGGTACTGAAAGCACAGAAAGAGCTGAAATCATTCCTTGAACTATCCGATCCTACTTCCGAGGGTAACTTTATTGGGTTAGATGATGCTTTACGTGTTCTATCTCAAGCTAAAGTAGCATATGAAGCGACTCCTACTAGTCCTTACAAATCGGCTCTGGAAACAGTAGATCGCGACGTTCGTAAACTTGAAGAGATAGCATCGGACATTGCTACGAATGCCTTTTCTGGCGATACAGCTACCGAGAAATTATTGAAACGTATTAACACTCTAAAAACTGATACGGATAAAAAGTTCAAGGAGGCTACTAAAGAACTTCAGGACTTGACAAACACTTATTTTGAAATGTTTAAAGCTGAAGCGGTTGCGCAGCACGCATATCGTATGACTAAAGAAAGTTACGAAGCAGCCTTTAGGAAAGGAGTCGGGCAAACTGGACCAGTTGGAAGTGATGCGAAAACTTTACTGGGCAATTCAATTACTGAACTGAAGAAGTATTTAACGGCTAAGATGGATACTGTTACGGCACGAAAGAAAGAAGCAATTAAGAGCTCAGAAGTTGCGTGTTTACTGATTTCGCAGGAGGCGATTAACGAAATGCAGAAGAAGGTTGAAAATGCAGTTACGGAAAAATGTAGTATATTGGGAACAGCCGATACTGTTATTGAAAATATTGATACCTTAGTTGAAAAGCGACAGCGCGCGTTCTTGGCATCGCGAATCGCAATTGACCCGACAATGGCTGATCCTGAAAACGCCGAATTTGAGAATTCGGTGGGTGGAGATTATGCTGGACGTATTGATTCAATTAATGCGGCGTTAGATGCTTTGAACAATAACCCGACAATCGCAAATCTCCAGAAACTGGTGGATTTGTGTGGGAAGTATACTGGCGACACAATTCTGAAAGAAGTTGAGGATTTTATTAATGCTGGAGGGGAACCGATGTCAGGAGGCGTCGTAACGCCAGAAGAACAAGAACGAGCAAAGGAAGGAGTTGATGCTCTCAAGTATGCAAGTACAACTGTTACACCACAAGGTCGTCCTGGGACTAAACCTCTCCGAATCCCACCACAAGAACAAGCACGAGCAAAGGAAGGTGTTGATGCTCTCAAGTTGGCAAGTACAACTGTTACACCACAAGGTCGTGATATTCCTAATCCATTGCCAACTATAAAAACATACAAAGCTAGGAATCCTTTTATTGGACCGAATTCTCCAGTTCCTCCTGGGCCTAAACCTCTCCGAATCCCACCAGCTACTACTGGACGAACGACTCCTAAACTAAAACGCGCATTAAACAGCAAAGTATTGAAGTCTCTTGATGCTTATAACCCCAAGAATCCTCCTATACAGCCTCCCACTGAACCGGAAGAACAGGAAGAACCAGTCACGTTACCTGAACCCGAATTAGTATCTACATCAAGATTAACACACGGCGAAGCATCTCGTCAACTTATAGAAGTCCCAGAACCTATCACGAAACTGAAACGCCAAGGCAAATCCAAGTCAATTCTGACCGAGAAACAAATAAAGAAGGTTAAAGAGTTAGGTGAAAAGTTAGCCAAAGACCAGATTCTGCGTCTGAAATCACGCACATCTGGACGCAATGTGATTTTACAATTGGCTCAAGACCTGACTGCGGAAGCCGATAAGTTATTACAGCCTATTTTAGATGAGCGAACTGATCTACAGTTCAAGTTATCAAATTTGAATAATGTAGATGTTAAAGTAGGTGGAGCAGTGGATATTTACGAAACAGAGATGGCGAAGGTTAAGACGTGTATGGCCACGCGCAAAGCTTCGGCTATTGAGCAGTATGATAAAGAACTGGAAGAGTTACAGAAACAAAAAAAGGAGATTATGACCACCAAGACGTTTGAAGTTCAGAAACAACAGCAGGGACAGCAGCAAGGACAGACTGGAAATCAACCAAAGTTGAGGGATCTGAAACCATCTCAAGTAAAAGCTTTGTTATCTAAAGCTAACAGTGAAGGTAATACTAGAGAGGCAGACCGCATTAAAAAATGGTTAGTTGACACCAAAAAACCTCAAGGGTGGTTAAATACTCCAGATACAACGGCACCAGTAACAGGTGGTAATCGTCGTCACAGGTTCACGGTACGGCAGCCGCGGCGGTTTCACGGGTACTGATTTTTAATTCTTTAAGAAGTTCTAAAATATATTTATTGGATTTATCAGAAACTAAAACACACACGTCTTCTTTGCGACACGCTAGAAGAAGACGTATGACTTCGTACTGTTCCTGAGTTTTCAGTGCGTCGATCTGAATATCGAGAGGCACATTTTTGTAAATTAAATGTTCGCGTATCAGATCCATTGTTAGATTGAGCTGAGTTTCTGTGAATACGGGTTCTGGTTGAACGCCGACAGAATGCTTGGCTCGTTGCGTTCCGTGTACACATCCTGCTTGAGCGGGGCATTGTACGTGTACGAACCCAACTGTTCGCCTGTAGCGTTGATACTGACCATTCCAGAGTTGAAGCGTGTGGCATCTGAGAGAACCGTTTCGTCCTTCTTGGTCTGAGCTGAGTACATATCTCCGCCAAGTGCCTGACCCGTACCCGTCTGTGCAGCCGCAGGACCTGGGCGTCCTTCCGTCGTAAGCTTCATGAACTCCTGGTAAGGCTCAGTGAATGCGCGAATATAGGAAGCCACAACACCGCCCAGATTTCCACCAGGACCATAGTACTGTTTCTCGGTAGTTTCACGCGCCTGCGACTTCATGATCTGCTCGGGGTAGAAACGAGCCGCTGTCTGCGCACCTACAGCCGTATTCACACGATCCATTCCGTATATCGCAAAACGATCAGGGCGGTTCTTGTTGACATCAGCCTGAATGCCTGGCTGGGTGACAACACTTGAGCCAGGAATGACAGGAGGCTCGTACGACAGCTTGGGCTTGGTAACGATACGAACCTCATCGGTTGTACGAGGTAGAGCGTACTCGCGGTACTGATCCTGCTGGAAACCTCCCTTAGGAATATTGGTGTACCCGTCATTGGCACCGGGACCAACATGCACCTGATCAATTGGAAATGTGTTATTCATGTGCTGTCCCGTTACCATACGCGACTGATAGAAATCCGACTCGTTCTGGTTTCCGTAAGGATTACCAGTCGCTGGCTTAGCGTCGAAAAACGACTTGACCTCACTCTTCTGGAAGTACTCCTTTCCGGCTCCAGTATGTGAATCCAGAATACCGTTCGTGGCTCCAGAGTACATACTCTGCTTGAGGTGAGCTCCAAAGAAGGGTACTTCGTTGTTGTGGCCCTTATTAGTCATATTGGGCTCCATTCCATCGTCCATCGTCCCAGCTGGAAGATTCCTGTAATTCTCAATTGCCCCTTCGCTTGAAGGCGGTTGTTCTTCCGTCTTTTTAGGCTGTTCAACGGCGAGTAGGTACCCTACAGCTCCTAACCCGAGCAGAAGAGCAACTTCAATCATCTTCTTTGTTAATCTGACCGCTTTTTCTTTTCTATTTTTACAGCCTCCGGTTTCTGCGGAAAGATCGCATGCTCCTGTGGTTTATGATGCAACCAGTCCATCCGACGATGTGTCTGGTCAGTTTCCGTTGAAGGTTTGGGATACGTCACAGGAGCTACTGGGAGATCGTCTTCTCCTGGGACATACATTTTACGATTAATTGGACTGTCTAGAGCGTAATTGCTCATTTGCTTATTGGTGAGCAGAAAGATTCCAACCGGACCAAGCGGAGCGATTAAAAGCATTCACCTTCATCGTATTCATCTGGCTCCTGAACTTGTTTACCATCTGGTTGAATGCACTGGGATCTGACCCAGGCAGAGGTAAAGGATACTTAGCATTCGTATTATCAGATGGTTTAGGTCCGTAGCAATTTACTCCAAACTTGGTGGCGGGGTCAAAGTATCCTCCGTTGATTCCAGGGCGTCCACATGCGGTGCTTTTATTCGGATCAGCTTGTAGCTGTGTCCACGTAGATTGCTGGGTAGGGTACAAAGCCATACCGCCCTGCGACCATCCATAAGCACACCACTCGGCTCCAAGAGTTAGAGCCGTATTCAACTGATCGTAAGTCGCCAGTTCAGAATCGTAGGCTGCACATACTGCAGGAGCGTCTTCGTACGTGTAATCATTTCCTCCAATGTGAAAGACTTCGCTCTGTCCTACAGGCTTAGGAGCTGAAGCAGTCTGATCCGACTTTGATGGGGCAGGAGAAGATTTAGATGCTTGATCGGACATATCAGAATTATCAGTAGTGGAATCCGCATCCATATCATGATACTCTATATGCAACATCCATGAATCATCAAAGTAAATCTTCAGGATTCCGAGCTTCCCAAGTAGAAGAATTACGCCTATCAGAATCGCAATCACAACTAGTGTCGCAAGAAAACTTCCAGTAGACACGAATGTCACGACAGATAGAAGTACGAGAACAACGCTAATAAGAATTAGCAGGCCCCCACTATTTAGAATAGTTTCGGCTTGAGACTTCTTGGAGCTTGTAGTAGTATCAGGGATTACGGCTGGACCTGTGCTTCCAGGCTTACCTGCCCATAAACTCTTGAACTCTGCTACGGGATCAAATGTTGAATCGCTCATTAATTGTTGAGGCGATAATAAATCAGCAAACGCATTTTATTGGATAACGGGAACTCCTTTGGTCCATGTTCTTCTACCCGCGTATCGTCCAAAGTATACCACGATTGCCCAACGTTATTACGACCATATGACCACCAGTGTGAACCGTTGTAGCAACATACAGCGAGTAAAGCATACTGTATCTTGTTAAGTATCAAAATACTCGAATAATTGACAGATGCTTGTGTAGTTACCATATGAAACACCATCACTTGCGGGAACGATCCAATAAGTTGTTGTTTCGTACACCCTTTGTCTTTACATGATTCGCACTTCCAATCAGAGATTTCATGTGGAGTCATAGCATCCATGATACATTGTGAAATGGGAGATGAAGGTCCAGATGAAGAAAGAGAGAATTCAGTTACCATATCTTCCTTGAGTTCCTTCTTCTTGCAGCTCTTACACTGAATTGAATCGGCGACTTTGAACCTACACAACTTGTCAAGAAAAGGAAGTTTGTCACATAAGTAGACAAATAGTTCGTGACTGTCACCAATACCTTGTCCTGCAGGCATCATTTCTGTCCGCACAGCTTCAAAAAACTCCTTTAGCCCATCACCTTTAGATGACCATATCTTGTACAGTGCCAGATCTATAGGGTTTGTTGGATCATACACTCCATCCGTATACCGTGTTTGAACTTCCGGTATGCGAAGTACTGATTGTAAACATGCATTCACCCAACAACTGCCAGAGAAGTTCATAAGCCCGAACATCTCTTTACTTAATGTTGTATGTTAGAGAAATCGGTTAAAAAGGGTTGCGGTGGTCCGTCAACCGGAAACGTTCTGGCAAGATCAGGATTGAATTCATAAACCCTGTCGGCTGGTCCTGGCTGGTCGGAAAATACGTACCCATTAGCCGCACCGCCACCCCTAGCGCCAGCACCGCCACCAGCACCTCCACCAGCACCTCCACCAGCACCACCACCAGCACCACCACCAGCACCACCACCAGCACCACCACCAGCACCGCCACCAGCACCGCCACCAGCACCGCCACCAGCACCGCCACCAGCACCGCCACCGCCCCCAAACGATCCTCTTCTCCCACCGTAACCAGAAGTTCCTGGGGCGTTAGTTACATCAGGACCAAAAATTTCGGGGTAAGGTCCTGCTACAGTTTTTCCACCAGCCCCTTTATTAGTGGGAATCGGTGGTGGGTTAGCGCTGGGACCGTATATAGGTTTAATAGATTGTCCAAACTTATTGGATGACGATGAAGAATCGTTTTGTTCTCCAAACGTTTTCAGCGTATCAATCAGCTGCTCGTTCGTCATATTTTCACGAGGGCGGTAAAACAGAATTACGAGAAGGGCAATACCTACCAGAATCCACACCCACATTGTCTTTGTTAGAATATAAGAAATGGCCCGGAAACATTCTCGTGGTCGTGTGACTCGTAAACGCCGCGGAGGCGGACTGGGAGCTACTTCAGCTACTTGGCCGCCGGACAATTCCGCGTTTGGTAAGTTTGTAGGTTCCCCACTGAACGCAGATAACTTAGATTTTGAAAAGTCGCCAAAAGGTGGTGCTAAGCGTCGTAAGACTAAGAAAATGCGCCGCCGCTCACTGAAACGTAAATAAGTACAGAGTCTGATTCAAATCAGCTACAATCTCATCACGAATATTCAGCAGATCAGTATCCTTACTGCTGAGTAGTTTCGGTAACCGCGTACTTAACCACTCCACTGCCTGTTTCAAAAGTTCAGGGCCTTCGTCGTCGTTGTAATTACGTAAGCGAATAGTACCGTTGCGCTGATTTAAGTTCAGACGACCATACTTACCAAAATACACCTCCATAAACTTATCGATAGATTCATCTAGACTATCAACCAGCTTATCTGTTGACTTATGGCGGGAATACTGCATAGTTTCCCAATGATAGATCTTTACTTGATTGCGCAGAGTCAGCATCAAATTCACAATTTCACCACTCATTTACTAGTATATTGGGGAAGTGTTTTATCGATAGGCATCGATTCAGTCTTGAATAAACCGTTTGAAAGCGCCGCATCACTTGCCTTGACTCCTGCCCACGATCCCGACATTGCATCATACCGAGCCTGAATATCAGGTTTCTTTACCTGTAAATCCAGGAACCCAGATGTTCCAGGAGTTGGGTCAGAAGTAAGATATGGTGCGGGCATAGACGTCTGCGGAACAGGGTTTCCGCCAACTGCGTTTAAGTATCCAGACCAATGCTTGTCCATTTTGTTGTCTTCTAAGAATTAAATGAAGGAGTTAGACGGCGAAAGTTTGAAAAAGGAGATTAAGTCTGGAAAACCTACAGCGATCTTTTTCTATATGGTCGGGTGTCCTCACTGTGATAAAATGAAAAAGCCGTGGGATGACTTGGAAAAGGAGATCCCTCACACGGATTTTTGTAAGATTGAAAGTGCCAAAGTTCCTCCGGAAATGGGTATTTCCGGATTCCCGCACTTTGAAGTTCACAATAAGTCAAAGAAAAAAGTAGTTGATGGGTCATCATCTAAAGCTGAACTAAAGAAGAAGTTATTTGGAACGGGCGGGCGTCGGCGCACTCGGCGACGTACCCTTCGGCTTACCCGTCGTGTTCGTAAGGTTAAGGTGTGATCCAAGAGCAGGCATGTACCCCTCAGACACAAGCTTACCATACCGAGCCGGAGGCGCGCTCGAGTAATCGGGCTCATCAATACCCTTTGCTAACCATTTCAAAAATCCATCCTGATCGTTAGGGATTGTGGCGGACTGGAGAGTATAGAACGGCATGATTGCGGTGGTCTGGTCAAACAGATCAGATGTGTCCATGTACATATCGGACGTGTGCTGGAAGGCCTTCATTATTTTAGACTGTACATCGCGACGCGTAACTGGTGCAGCGTCTTTACGATCAGGGTTGTCCAAAATATCAGTTAGAAGAGGATTCATGAAAGGATTATCGGGAGTGGGCATGGTGTACTCTTTTCCACTCACTGCAGCCTTGAATGCTTCCAGAACACGACCCTTTGGAAATAGAGTAAACAGTACAACCGTTGCAGCCATCACTGCTGGAATAGCCACAAGGTAGCCACTTACCTGTGTAGAAAGGAACAGGATGACGGAAAAGTACACAGAAAAGCGGACTACGGCATTCAGAGCCTCTACAGTGGTCATGTTCTTGGTAGGAACAAACTGACTCCACTTGTCCGGCGCAAATAGAATAGCTGGATCTCGGAACCAAATTTGTTCGGTCATCTTATTTCTAGCTTGAGTTTTTATCGCGCTGTTTCTTCTGTAGACGCGCCAACATTCTCTGACGACGTGCCTCTGGCGAGTTTCCTACTAGGACAGCTGCTGGAGTTTCGCCGCGATTCAACCCCATAGCATCATTGAAAATGTTCCCAAAGATTGACGTAACCTTCGCCTTAATTGCTTCAACTTCCGCCGTAATCTGCTGCTGAGTAAGCTCTCCACGCTTCATCTTATCCTTCAACATATTCTGGATCTTGGTTATGATCTTTTTGATGGTTGGGTGTTCAGGATTCTTAATCATTTCGATAAGTTCATCGGGATTCTCAACATTGATATTCAACGCCTTGACATCAATTTTCTCAACAATCTCGGTAAATATCTTGGCAATGCGAGTATTCATAATGAACTCCAAGATCTCCTTGAAATGATTTTCGCTTGCCTTGTCGTTCAAGATCTTGTTGATCTCGTCGCTATCCGTTCCAGTTTTGGTCCAGTAAGACTTGAAAATATCAATCATAGATCCAATCTTCTCCTTGATATCACCATGAAGGAAGGCACTAAGAACACATAACTGAAATCCCTTCCACAGATCTTCTTTTGAAACACCATCACGAGCCCAAATAGCGCTCAAATCAACATCAAAAAGTACACGGGGCTTCTCAGAAAAGAAGCTGTCGTCCCGCTGAAGAATCTTGAGAGCGTCTGGGTAGAACGTTTCAAGAATCTTTAAATCGTCCTCAAACTTTAGGACTGGCGATACATCGGAACACGCCTTTCGGATATCGTCAATGAAACTCTGAAATATCTTGGATGTGTCCATTTAGATTTTATGCTGAACAAATGTTTAAGCCCGATTTCCGCCGCGAGAAGACATTAGGGTCTTGTTGTCGGGTGTCAGGCATACGCAGCCAGTATCCGTGTTGAATACAGAAGGGCAGCAGTCAGTGGATACCTTGTTACCTACAAGTAACATCAGCTTATTCGAGTCATCGGGCTCGGATGGCAGCTTGGCAACGCCGCCGACAGGTGACGCCTCATTGGCCGACCATCCAGACACTCCACCGCCAATGTCAACCTGGTCGTAGGGACCCATACCCGCAGAGTTCAGGGGTTTTCCAACAGGCTGCTGCATGAAGCTCTCCTTAGAGGTCGGGGCTACGCGAGGTCCGAAGCGGACAAACAGCCCAGCCAGAACGGCTGCGACGAAAAAGGCTAGAACGAGCGCAGTTTTGTTCATTTATTACTATGAGGAGCGATTAAAAACCGGACGCGGCAATTAGGGATGCAAGTACAATTGCCAAAACTAATAAAGCAGGATTGAAAAGCGCCAAAATAAATGAAATTGCCAACAGAATGAAGACGAACGTTTTAACAATTGAAATAAAGAGAGTAACGAACGACCATACGAAATCAACAAGAACCTTAATTAAGAATGCCCCAATGTATCCTTGAGCCACAAACCGTTTCATAACATCTTGAATCTTCGTTAAATAGTGAAGGAACATGCTAGTAGATCCAGTAGCTTTTGACATAGTCTGGGCCATGAACGAAAACAGGAACTTGCGGATTCGAGATATCACGTAACGAAATAAACCAAGAGGACCCGTAAGTTGTACCAAAGATTCGCCCAAAACACCAAAATAACTATTCAGTTGAGCTTGAACGATTCCCCAAATACTAGAAGCCAAGGTATTCGTACAGTGAATAAAATTATCTGATGTGCTGACATCAGGACGAATAAACCCAGCTACCGGAATGTACATAGGATTGCATCGATACTCATCCCAATTATCTTTGATCTTTTCCCAGTTACCCATTCCATGAGCAACCAGAATTCCAAGAATGGATGCCAAGGTTGCTACAAGAACCACAATCATCCTGCTCTACTGATGTTATAGTCCTATTTTTATTCAGAATTTTTCTACGTTAGGCGTAGTCAATGACGAATAAGTAATCAAATTATACATGACAGGCATTCCCTCTATCAAATGAGTTACGGTTCCACAAACAACATCACCCTCCAGTATATCGCCAACCCGCACTTCGGCGATAGGGAGAGATCCGGAAACAGTGGTTGTTCCTACAATCCCAAACACTGGACCATTTTCCTTAAAGTCCATGAAAATATGGGTTCCAACGACGAATGATCGTAGGTGAGTATTGATACACACTAACTTCTTACTATCAGATGTAGGTACTGCATCAGGATGCTGTGCGACCGGAATGAAAGCATCCTTGTACCATACCTTGTGACCTCCAGACACCTTTGTATTTCCTAGCATATACATCGGAACATTCGTACCATCAATGGTGTAGATGGACGTTACATAATTGCTGTTAGGAAGTGAATCCCCAAGCTTCAGGTTTCTCATATAAACCATAGAACCATATCCATTCTTAATTAGAGTATCTTCGTCAAAGCACAAGAAGTTCATGGTTCTTCCAATAGGTCCATTGAGGACCGATGAACCTGTTTGGGAACCAGTTGTAAAAATGTAGACAAAAGACATCATAATACCCACTAACCGAGCCATGAGTGTTCGCATACGAATAATGATGTACTGGAATTGAGACATCAAATTCTGAATCTTTCCAAATACTGTTCCAACAATACCCAAGAATCCATCGCGTGTTTCTGCCATCATTTTCCGCATACTGTCTATTGAACCTCCGATTTGGCTAACAATGGATGTCATTGTGGAAAACTGGCTCATGATGGGATCAACGACGAATCCAGTGTAATCTTGAAAGCTTTTCATCGTACAATCATTGAAGTTCTTGAAAGGATCTTGCCCCACTAGACCTGCCAAAGGCATATATGCAGGGTTACACCGATACTCTGCCCAATTATTCTTCAGATCTTTGATGTTGTTCATTGCGAACATGTACAAACTGGCGCCTACGGCCACGAGTGTAGATATCACTACAATCGCAGTATCCATTACTCTTAAGGGTCAAAAACACAAAACGGATTTGGCGTAATTCATACTATGGAACTCAACGAAGATGGATTACCATTCTATGGAGCTCCCGGAGCTTAAGGCAATTGCCAAAGAACGTAAGCCAAAGATCAAGCATTACTATATTATGTCACGAGCACAGCTTATTCAGGTTCTGCTCATGGATAAGCTTCCTCAAAAAATGATTTTGGAGAAGAAGACCCTAAAGGAACTTCAGGTTGAAGCAAAGGCCAAAAATATTCCAAAGGTATGGAGTTTGAGACGACACGAACTGATGGAAATCTTGTATCCTCAATCAGAATCAACTCTTAGCCCTAAAAAGAAGAACGAGGATAATGATGATTGAAAGAAACATGATTACCCACAATAAGGTCAGTGCTACGATGTACGGATACAAATACTGGAATACCTTCGAAAGAATGGGAACCAGTATATTTTTTTCAAAGTAGGCTTGGAATTCGGGAGTAGTGAAATACTGCAAGGGGTCGGAGCCCATCTTATTTCCACGTTCGCTTTTATAGCCGGAAAACTACCGATTTTTTTATTCACTTCATATCAAAGAAATGAAGGGCCAGACGACCAAGTTACTTCTTGCGCTCGGCGGCGTAGTCGTTGTTGCATGGCTAATTAGCAGCTATTCTTCTGGCAAGGCGGTGGTTGGTGAAGGCATGGAGGCGAACCTGGACAGGCTGGCCGGATCACTGGGAGTACAGGGCCCTGTTTCTGACTCCGGCCCCTATGGTGCCCCCGCGACGTCGGCAGGTGGTAATGCCCAGCCCACGGAGCAGGTACAGGGCCGTCACCCTGCCTCCCAGTCCACGTACTCAGAGAACACTCTGAGCGCTGGTGAGCTCCTCCCTAATGGCGAGATCGGTGCATCGTGGGCGGCTGTAAATCCTGCGGCTGTTGGTGACCTCAAGGGCCAGAACTTCCTAGATGCTGGTTACCATACTAACACGGCGATCGCTGGTGTTTCTCAGACGAATCGGAATGCCTCGTGGGATATCCGCTCTGAGAATCCCAACCCCCAGTCCAAGGTTGGCCCCTTCCTCCAGACCACGATCGCCCCTAACCCGTTCAAGCGTGGGCTGGATGCGTAAATTGAAACTACGTAAGTAATAATGTGGCCAGTTGCCCTGCTTGGAGCAGGAGTCGCTCTGGCTTATGCCTCTACACGGGGTGTAGCGAATATAACTGAAGTCAAGAGCCGCACTGATGGAAAAGTATGTAAAGTCCAAAATTTGCCGGATAAGCAACAGGCGTGTGAACGATTGGCGGAAGTGCGTCAGAATCTGGATAAGCTCATGCAGAAGTACCGTGATGATACGGCATCTGCAGCAGATCCTCGCGTCAAAGTCCTTTTGGACCGATATAATCCAGATAACATGTGCGAAAACGATATCAACGCCGATTCTACATCGTATTCGGAAAATAAAGGTGATAAGATCGTGGTGTGTCTGCGCGATAAAGCTCCGCCATACAAACTGGTGGACACGAATACTATTATGTTTGTAGTGCTTCACGAAATGGCGCATCTGATGACTACGACTATTGGTCACACGCCTGAATTCTGGACGAATTTTAAACGTATTCTCCAAGATGCGGTCAGTGTAGGAGTGTATACGCCCGTTAATTACGATCGGAGTCCTACATCTTATTGCGGAATGACGATTTCGTCAACGCCGATATAAACCTGTACAAAAATGCGCTCTAATGAATAATGTTGAGGAAGGAACTCGTAAACGTTCTTTCAAAAGAGAAACATACTGTTTCCTTTTTTGAAGATGATAGTGTTGAAACTGTCAGGGAACAACTTGCGAAGTCAGCGAATACTCATCCTGATCGGATGTTCGTACTAGTATCCCTGAAGCTGCCGAAAGATTACTATACGGCAGATCCTCGGAACTGGGAAACCCTGTTTGAAAGGTTATCGTATAACGGTAGAGCAATAGAAAAGTCGGTGTTTGACGAGTATCAAACCAAGTACCGATTCCCAAATACCAACGTAGCGTACGCGAACTACGACCGAGGAGAATGGATGTCGTACCCAAACGAACTAAAATCTCTATTTTCTAGCGAATGTTCAGAGTACCGTATTTTCGGTGTACCAGATGACAAATCTTTCATACTACCAATTGAAAAAGAAAACTCGTTCCTGTCACGTATCCCCGCTAAAAGTTTGCCACGACCCGATAACACGAAAATAGTGACATCATACTACGATATTGAAACCATAGATCATTTCACATACAAGATTTACCAGGAAGACGAATCTGCTTTATATTACTATCCTTACCTACGATCTGATACTCCAAATATTCTTTCAGACGAAGCTGTGCGCTTACTGGAAAAGAACGCCAAATTATTAACGGATTTACTTGATCTAAAGATCCCAAAAGACCATCAGCATTCGGGAACGCATGTTCTGCATACTCGTTTCTACATTCCTTGGGTAGGTACTGATTTTGGGAGCGCAATACGTACTCGCTTCGAACAAATATTTTACGGTTTAACTGTTTCATCTACTGTTCCTTACATTGGTCTATTCACATCCAAAGACGAAATTAATCGTCATAAGTTTTTCACCGAGAATCCCAAGACTGAAGAACCTTATTTGAATATGTCAGATTGGAAAACATGGTGGTCAATCACGAAACCAGCCCGTAATCGTCCAACCCTTATTTTGTACCGCGGCAAGTCCAAGCAGCACTTTGATCGTATCCTAATTACGTCTGTGGATATGATTGTATCTACGAATCGTCCCGAAAAGAATACCGAAACCCCAGAAGAACTAAAAAAATCGTGTGATAAATGGCTCAAGACGTTTGATGCAGTCATACCGTTTTTGGACGAGAAGGATATTCACCCAGATCGTTGGGAACTACAGGAAATGAAGATTATGTTGTCGTATCCTAAACCGGTAGATGACCTAAGTATTCTGCGTTTCAATTGTATTTCTCCGTTCTACTCAATTGCTGATAAAGCCAAATCGTCGTTCACGATGATGCGAACTGATCATGAGAACTTTGGAGTAACATCAATTGATGCCAAACTGATTCAGATGGCCCAAGAAGGACCATTGAATCCTAAAGACGTAGCCCAGGAACTATCTATTACGCCAGACAACGCTTCAAAGCTTATTAACGATATCATATCTCGACGTGAAGAGAATAATAAGTTAGGGGACCGGATTTTTCGTGGGTATCCTACGATGATTATTGGTAGCGATTTCATTCGGGTTTCAGCCGTAAAAGAAACCCATTTGTCTACGAAGTATGCGGATATCTTGCGGTACATTCTATCTAATCCCGAATCTGATGAACTAGACAAGATATGTCCTGCTCGGTTACAAACTATAGCCGCTGAAGCTGCCACTATACATACTAACGTAGTGAATGAAGATGCATTAGTTGATGACGCTTTTGCGGATTTGCTGGACGACTTTGATCCTGGGAAGGAAGAACCTGTAGTTTTGGAAAAAGATGAAGCTCCAAAAACTACTCTGGATGTCGCGAATCAGCGCAAGACTACCTACAACTATTTTGCTTCTCGTCTACGTTCATTTGACCCCGCAACGTTTGTACCTGAAGCCGATTTTGCACGTCAGTGTGAAAAGACAATTCAGCCAGTAGTTCTTACTCCAGCAGATAAGAAACGTTTATCTGAATTTGAGAGTGGAAAGTATGACCCGATAAAAAATGCGGAAGCTGGTAAGTTACTGGATGTTTCCGAACCGGATGGGACAATGGTTTGTCCAGAGTACTGGTGTACGAAAGATGAAATACCTCTTCGAAGTGATCAATTAATTTCAGAAGACGGAACTTTGAAATGCCCAATATGCCACGGAAAACTAGAAACATCCACAACGTCAGATCCTCGCGAATTTCCTCTAATTAAACGTAAAAACGGTCATATTTTCCCACGGCCAAAGTACAAATCTCCAGGTAACGGAAAAGATATTCCATGCTGTTACACGACAAACCGAACTAAACGAATGCAAAAACCTGAAATCAAAGATAAGTACTACGTATTTTTAGATACTAAAAGTCCATTGCCCGAGCTTCGTCTAGCTAAGCTAGATAAGAAAACAATTGAGATATTTGATTTGAATGAACAGTATACAAAACTGGATAATCAGCGTATATCAGAGAACGGCGACGGATTTTTTAGGGTAGGTCTGGGTCGTGCGTCTACAACGTTACCTACATTATTGGGAATGTCCCAAACTATCCCTTTGCCTCGCGAATCGGTAAAAACTGTTCTAAAATGTTCGTTTATGCGGTTATGGGAAACTCCAACGGATACTCATTTCAAAGAAGTGTATGATAAACTAGGAGATTTCAAAGATACTGCTGTTCGGGAAAATGTTGCACGTACTATTTCGGGAATTGATGATGCGTTCGTGAAAAAGGAGTTATCTCCTATTCAGGAACTTGAGTATTCTGCTCTAGCTTTGAATTGTGACATATTTCGTCTGAATGTGAAAACACATACGATTGGATGTTTACTTCACTCTTCACTGATCAATCCTCGATCGCGTGGTATTGTTGTACTACAGCGCGACGAAGAAATAGATATTTTGGCTAACGCTAAGCGAACAAAAAATGTTTTTGCGTACAGTTCTAATATCTTTGAACCTCCATTTGGAAAGTTTATAGGTAAAGTTGTTATTCGTCAGCGAGATAAAGCGTGTGGGGCGGAAATCCCCAATTATACGGAAGCTCAAAAAGTACGCGAGAAGTTATTCACTGAACCTTATTCGGTTATCTTAGATCCCTTAGGGCGGGGACAGGCACTATATATTCCTAACAAACTTGTACTACCTTTCCAAAGCTCGGTTTTACCAGACACTGAGGACCCCAAGATATGGGGATTCTCGAATCTTCATTTGCCGACGTACGATACAATGAAAGATGTTCTGTCCAAAGCCGAAGCTACTACAAAAGGGTATGAGTTTGAAGAAGGTCTGTACAATACGCAAGGGCTCCGATCCGAAATTCTTACAACCAGTGGATTACGTATTCCTATTAAACCCGAAAAAGTCGGAACAGGTGTTCCAAAAGAGATTATTGGTACAGTGGCAGAGAGTGGAGAATCGGAGTTAATGTACGGACAACCAAACCCAGATCTAAAAGAAACGTATTCCGAAATATCCTATGACGGTGAAGTATACGACTTCCTGGTTTTCCAGCTATCAAAAGATTTGGAAGATGATGAGTACAATGATTTACGTTCTGTGCTCACTGCTCAGCCTTTGAAACGTAAAGATGTAGAAAAAGCTTTGAAGAAGTGGTTTGATCGGGTCACGCAGTTTGTGGATATCAAAGAGTCCCGCGAATTTGTGTCAAAAATCCGAGCGCCATGCGGACAATTCAAAAAGAAGGATTGTAAAGGCAATCTGTGTGGATGGGACGGAAAAGTGTGCCGCATCCAAATCAAGAAATCGGTCAAAGAAGACAGATTATTTAACCGACTCTTCTCTGCTGTCTTCGATAATTCAAAAATTCGGGCCGTAGTCCTCGACGGACGAACAACCCCATTTTTTAGTAGTATTTTGTATTTCAAGTTACCACATGAGGTTATACTCACGGATAAACAGCTTTAGATATTATCAATATCCACTTCATCTTCATGTCCTTCAAACACAAATCCGTCGTCCTTAGCAGTAGTACGGGTTTGGAGATCTGCAGTATCGGTTACCGCAGATGTTACATTAGAATGTACAGGAACCAGTTCCTGTATCTTAGCGAGTTCTTCGCGTGACACAATTGCCATCATTTCCAGTGCCAGTGCACCAATCACACCCGTCTTAGCGACGAGAATGAACGTGCCGGGCGACACCATCATAGTCTTCCTAGCCCGGCCGGTAAACCGACCAGGGATCTTAGCTTGTCCTACAAACACCTTTTCGTCGTGCGAATACACGACCTCAATCCGAGCGTTGCCCAGGTTCTTAATGACCCGCGCAACGTAGATTTCATCATCTATAACTTCACCAGTCTTAAGCTGCTTCAAATCGTAAATGTAGTCAGAAACAACGCCATCGCTCTTACGCTTGGAAGAATCTCCAGAATGACGTGGCATTTTAATACTCTTTCTTAATCTGTATTTCTTAAATCCGTTTTAGTTACCGCCGACGACCACCAGTTACAGCCCCAGTCACTGATCCTAATAGAGTAGGAGGAGGAGCCATCACCTTCTGGTATCCAGCATACAGCGCATATCCTCCACCAAGTAGCCAAATGATTTGCCAGAACCAGCTGGTAGCGCTGCGATTATGGTTTGCAACAATGCCCGAAATTGTGCTTACAAGAATCCACCCACCAACAACTAGAAGAAAAACGCCAAACCAGTCCATTTGTTTATAATGGGCGGATATTTAGTACCGGCGGCGCCCTCCAATAGTCATAAGCGGAGGCGGGGGCGGATATAACGTTCGGTATCCATAGTACGTAACTATGAGTCCACCAAGTAAGTAAAACGACTGGAAAACCCAACCAGTCGTGCTTGTTGGGGTATTTACGACCATACTGTAAATCGTGTAACCAACAACGACAAGTCCGAACAGAAGTAGAAATGATCCCCCAATTGCACCAAACATTTATTCTTAAGAACCTATTTTATGAAACCGTTTGGTCCATGAAATAGTTTTTCAACTGTTATTTTTATACACCAGTGTCCACCACTCGCTTTAAGGAAGCGAGATCCTTTACGCCTTGACCTCCGGCTTGACGAAGTGGACCTTCAGGAAAGACTGGAGGTTCAGGTACGTGACCTCCTGACCGTCCTTCGCGCGGAGGAGCTTGCCGAGCTTGGCATCAGGAATAATGCGGCGCTTGAAGTTGGGATCGAAGCACGAGTGCGTCTTGACGTACGTCGAGATGAACTTCGTGACATCCGTCTGGGAGCGCTGGGACTTGGCAGGCAGACCCATGAACGACGCCAGCTCGTCCGTGATCGGGCGGAGCTTGAGGAAGGCGTTGTTCGCACGGCGGGCCTCCCACGCGGCCTTCTCCTCGGGCGTCATGTCAGCAACATCCTTCTTCACGCGGCGCTTGGAGTTGCGGACATCGCGCTTCAGGGCCTTCGCAGCCTCGCCGGCCTCCGCAACCAGTGCACGAACACGCGCCGTCCACTCCGTGCCGAGCGCCTTCAGGCTCTCCTGGAGCGTCGCGAGGATCGTCGCAGCAGAGCGGGACTCGGAGGCATCGGCAGCTACAGCCGGAGCAGCGGCGGCAGCGGCATCAACAACAGGTACAGTTACCTCAGCCTTGGCAGCGGACTTCTTGGCCGGGGCAGCCTTCTTGGCGGGAGCAGCAGCGGCAGGGGCAGGGGCGGCAGCGGGGGCGGCGGTCTTCTTGGCGGCAGGCATCTTCGTGTTTGACTTAATGGCAGAGTTAGAAGACGACATTTCTAACGCGGTTGTTATACTACTAGTAGTCCTTACCTGTTTAAATCACAATCTAGTCAAGGCGCTCACAATTATGAAACAGATAGGGTAATTCTCTGGACAGTCGTACAAAATTGACAAAAGTACCTTGGAAACAGACCAAGAACACTGGAGTCTGTTTGCTCTATTCTTTTCAAAGTTGGTTATACAGGCTCTCATCCAATGAATGTACTTGTACCGTCTAGAGCGTATAGAATGCTCAGTGGCAAACGCTACTATATCCATTTGAATAAGATTTATCAGAACGTACATCTGCGACCTGTTCAAGGAAGAGAACAGTAAATGATTCATATCAAAAAATCCATTCTCTTCAATGATCTGACATACTGTCAACCATTTCTCATCCACTAATTCGGAAAAATGTTCAGGTAGAGGAGGATCGTGATAATTTTCTATTTCCAACTTCTTTCGTATTCTGCAAATATCACGTAATCGTCTTCTTGTTTCTATTGTCAACGGTTGACGAGTATACGGATTTTCTGGTCTAGCTGAACGTTTCAAAATATGGTACATGCTTCGAACATCAAACCAGTAAAGCTTATCAGCTTCTCTGAATGAAAAATAGTTTAGAGGATTCAACTTTTCCTTTTCATCCAGTGTTACCAATTCTTCAGTGTTATGGCATGCAGATCGTTTTAGAACTCCTTCACCAGCTAACTTCAATCGGTGCCTCAAAAAGTAACCCTTCCAAATTTTTTGAATAACAGTAGCTTTTTGATTTCCATTGTTCACATCTGCCCATAGACGCTTGTTTTTTGTCTTAGCGTGCTTTCCACAGAACAAAAGGCCTTTCATGGCTTGAGAAGGACACTGCTCTGTACTTGTCTTGTTCTTGCAGGATGCACACAGAACCATTATTTAATGTTCTCGTTTCCTTTCCTCTAAAGCATAAATTTGGTTTTGTTTCCCCGAAAACGGATTTACACCTTTCTAACCTATAAAGATCACAACAACAAGAAAGATGAACGGTCCTATTCACTCGAGCAATATCGATGTCAGCAACGTAACGTTCCAGGTAGGTCAGGCTAAGGCAGGTCGCAATCCGTCAATCACGATGCGCTATAATGGCAACAGTCTGCTTATCCGTCTGCCCCGCGTTGGCTACCCTGGTGGGTGCCTGGTGCGCGAGGGCGATAACGGTATGAAGACGTACACGCTCATTGGTTCCCTGAAGGGTGCCGATCCGTATGGCAAGGAGCGTTCGGCTGGTACCGATGATATCGGTAAGCTGTACAATCTCCTGACGGATCTGGAGAATCACATTATCAAGGCTGCTGTGGAGAACAGCACCAAGTGGTTCGGCAAGAAGCGTTCAGAGGAGGCGATCCGTGATGCATTCAAGCGTATTCTGAGTTTCTCAGTAGACAAGGTTGATGGTGAGTACGTGCCGAATGGCAAGTATCCTCCCAGCTTCCGCGTCAAGGTTCCGGTCTACGAAGGTCGCGTGTCCACGGAGATCGTGGATGCGTCGCGCAACCCTGTGACATATGTCACGCCCGAGTCGCTGACCTCTATCTTCCCTAAGGGTGTTGAGGCAAATCTCGCAGTCAGCGGCAGCATCTATGTGATTGCTGGCGGTGGCTTTGGTGTGACATGGCGTCTGACGGCAGCTCAGGTATTCCCTCAGATGCGTCGTACGGCTGCACAGATGTTCGATGATGAGTCGGGCGCTCCTCCTACGATTGTAGAGGATGAGAATCAGACTGCTCAGCCTGATGAGA